GAGAAGAAAGTTAAAGGAGCTGGTGGAATTAATCGTTCTATGATTATCAAGTATATTCCTGGAATGGTTGACCCATTTGATCAAGGTTCAATGAGAGCTGCAAATTCAAGAGATTCCTTCACTTGCGAGATTCTATCAGAGTCTGGTATTGTTGTAAGAAATCCATTGTCTTGTGGACAACTTATTTTTGCTTAATTAATAATTGAAAGAATATGGAAAAGGTAAAAGAAAAATCTGAAGTTTTAGAAATGCTTGATTTGTGTATTACAACGGGTAGTGCTGAAATAAGATTGAAAGATCATAAGAGAACAGGTTCAATAACTGTTAGAGATTATAATGACCCTGAAACTGGTGAATTGATGCAATTTGTTGATAAATTTGGTAATACTAAAGTGACTCGTTTCACTAAAAATAGAACCTATGATTTAACAGATGAAAATCAAGCTTTAGAATATCATCATGTGAAAAATCATCCGATATATGCTAATGGACCAACACCAATTTTAGAGGCTGTTAATCTTGAAGAACAAGCACGAAATGATGTGTACTTAAAAGATTTAGAAGCTGAAGCTAATTATATAGTTCGAAAACTTTCTGGTGAAAAACTACGAGATTTTGCTCGTGTTTTATTAGTAGGTAAAAGAATTAAAATTGGTGAAACTACTTCTGATGATGTAATCAAGCGTGAAATATATATGTTAGCTGAAGAAACTGACCCAGCGGGTAAAAGTGGAGCTCAGAAAATTTTAGAAGCTTGGGAGAATCCTGATAGGAGTTTGAGAGAACTACTTGCAAAGGGTGTTCACAACAAGACTTTTATAATTAAAGACGGTGTATATTTCTATGGTAAGATGAAAATGGGTACTACTATTGAGTATGCTATTGAATGGTTCAATGATAATAATGATATATTACCCCAAATAAGAAAAGAAGTTAACTCTAAGAAATGACAATAGCTGAAATGCATACTACGATTGATTTGCTTTTAGATAAAGCAGATGCTCCATGGTTTAATCCAACTGAAAAAGATGATTATATCAATCTTGCTCAAATTGAATTTGTGGAAACAAGGTATGCACAATTTGAAGCTATTGAAAAAAGAAGGGAAGAACTTTTGCCTCTTGTTAGGAAAAATTCATATTCGGGAATTAATATTATTAATTTAACAGCTATAAGTGAATTTCTTTATGTTTTAAGCTTACAAGCTTATGTTAATGATACTTGTGAACCTACGGGGGTAAGAATAGAACCTGTACATCCTATACAATTAGATGATTTTGCTGGTGCCGAAAGGGATCCGTTTAACAAAACAACTGATGATAATGTAGGATATACACAATATAATGATGGAGCTGGTGCAAACACTCTTGAAGTGCATAGTACAAATGTTCCAAATTCTATTGATTTGTTTTATTTAAAAAGACCTGTAGATGTTAGTATTACTGTTCCAACAAATTGTGAATTACCTGTTAGTACACATGAAGAAATAGTAAACATTGCAGTTCGAAAGATGATGATGACTATTCAAGATCAAAATTATCAAGTACAAATGAATGAAATACAACAACAAGGACAATAAATTATAAGTTATGGCACAAAAGAAATACAAAAGAGCTGATTTAAGCAAAATGAAAATGACCGAACTTTATGAAATTGCTAAACACTATAAGTTAAAGAATATTAAAAAAATCAAAAAGTTTGATTTAATTCAGCAACTTACTGGTGAATTAGTAATTGGTCAGGAAGAACCTAAAAAGAAAGTTAGTAAACCAAAAGCATCTAAACCAAAGGCAAGTAAGCCAAAAGCTTCTAAGCCAAAAGCAACAAAGCCGGTGGAGAAAAAAGATGAAAGCGGATTAGTTAAATTTCATAGAGGGCTTCCTAAAAGAAGTTCAATGACTTGGAGATAAATTAAAAATTAAATAAAAACAAAATACCATGGAAATAGGTAGATCTTACATAGCGTTTAACGCTGAAGCACATGTTCCGACTTTAACAGCGGGCATGATAGATATTACACCTTCTTTCGTAGTACCAACAAGTTCTTTATCAGGACAAGCACCTACAATGGCTGTTATTGCACAGGCTGCTGGAGTTCCTGCACAGAATGTTATTACATTCGCTGGAGCATTTGTTGCTGGAGATGATATTACTGTATCAATTACAAGTAGTGCAACATCTCGTCAACTATGGAGAAAGTCGTATTATTACACAGTACAACCTGGTGACGGATTAAATGATGTCGCTGAGGCAATTGGAAACCAAATATCAGCAGATGGTGAGCAATCAGAAACTCCATATACTGGAGCTGTTGCTGCTCCTGTTGTAACAATAGCATTGAAAAGTGATGACACTGATTCATTGAATGTTACAGTTTGGACTAACTCTGCTGCTGGAACTTTAACTCCTGTAGCTACTGCAGCTACTATTTCAGAAGGGCAACCGTCTGATTTATTGGATAAAGGAATCCCAGCTGAAGATATTCTTTCTGCAAGTTATGATACTTACAGATTTGAATACAGACCAACTGTTGCACAACCATTCATTGATATGGAAGGAAAGAAATCAATTGAGATTTATTTCTTTAGTGCTACTGGAAGTACTGGTGCTGCTACTTTAAAAGGTATTATAGACCTTTTATAAGAAGTAATAAAATCATAAATTATCAAGAGAGCTTGATGCTTTTATTAAGCTCTCTTTTTTAAATAATTGGTATGCCAACATTAAATGAATTTGCCTATAATATCCGTAATATCGGAAGAGCTGGAAATAGTGATGCTGATGATGAAAACATCAAAATCAGTATGGTTAAGTTTTGGATTAATGGATATAGAGCTAAATTTATATTTGAATTTTCTAATGCTGGTAAATTAATCGATCCACAATTAGTACAAGACTTAGGTGTAGTTCCTTTAGAAGAAGTAGATAAAGCTGATTCTTCTTGTCCTGAATGTGTTAAATGGGGTTGCAATATATATAAAGTTGAAATTCCTAAATTAGTTGATTTACCTAATAATAGGGGATTAATGTTTGTAGGGTTAATAGACAAGCAAACTCCTATTATGTTAGATTATCCAGATACATCTATTTATAAAAGAGCTACCAGATTTGGAAAGAAATTTAATCGTTCTTATTTGATAGGAAATACATTATATGTGAGTACATCAAATGAAAATCTTGATTTAAAATATATTAACATTAGAGGAGTATTTGAAGACCCAAGAGAGGCCTACAATTATGTTGCTCCTGGTTGTGAACCTACTTGTTATAGTGATGATGATCCTTATCCGATACCAATGCGTATGTATGAGCCTATTACTAAAAGTATTTTAACAACTGAATTAAACATGGCAATTAACGCAGTCAATGACGAGTTAAACGATGGAAGACAAAACTATCAAGAGCAAGGACAATGATGGTGCTTTGACATTGTATGGTATATATTTGAGGACTAAAGGAAATGTAAATAAAGATATACTCCAATTAAACAAAGGTCGCACCAATGTTAAAAATATAGGTTATAGACTATATGGTGATATTATACGCTCATATTTTAGCATCGTTTTTCGTGAAATCATAAGAGGATATACCTATCCTTTATTAAATAAATTTGGTTGGTTTAAAGTAGTAAAGACATTATGTACAAGATATAATCCAAGTACATATAGTTTTAAAAAGATTAATGGTAAAATCATTCGTGAAAAAATTGATTTAAATATCAATAAAACGGATGGTTTTTTTTATTTTGTATTCTGGGATTCTCCAAAGAAATATAGACATTATAGATTAAGGGTTTCACCCAAATGGAAAAGATTAATATTTAAAGGTGTTATAGAAGATGAAATGGATTATCCAGATTACAGTTTATTAAGTTATGGTCGTAGAGCAACAAATAGTTACATACAAAAAATAAAATAAAATGAGTCAGACAAATAATAAAATATCAATACATACTATAATTGGTAATGTTTGTGGAAACTTAGGTATTCGAAACATAAATAATGTAATTGAAGATTTTGCTCGTTGGGCTGTAGATGCTGAAATGAAAATTGGTAGTGAGGGTTCATATAGAAGATTTGAGTGTGAATTAGATATTAAAGAAAGAAGAGCATGTTTACCTGACAATTTTATTAATCTAATAGCAGTTAAAAAAGGTGATGAAATATTAGATATGTCTACACAAAGTTTTAAGCTTATGAATAAAGGAGCTGAAACTGGTGTAGCAAATGCAAACAGCAATTTTGTAAGTGGTAATTATCAACCATTTGATCCAGGTGCGCCTAATGTATTGTCTGTTGAATTTTTAGGAACATATATAGGTGGTGAAACAATTAATTTAACAGTAGCTACTAATAGAAATGGAACTATTACGGTAAACACATTTAGCTATATAGTAGTTGGTGGAGATACATTAAATGATATAGCTTTAGCTTTTGAAGCACAATTTATGGCTGTATCTAACTTAGGATATAGTGTAATAGCTTCAGGAGGTGTATTAAATCTAACTGCAAATGATAATTTAACTACATTACAAATAACTCCATTTACAGATTCAGCTGCCGGAACTATTGAAGTTAAAGTTTTACAAAATAGAAGATTACCTTCTGAATGTGATCCTAAGCAAACTCCAAATGGAAATATAAACTTTACCTCACCTAACTTAGCGGAGCTACAATTAAATGATTTAAATACAGGAAGTTCTGCACAAGGTAATAATGGATTATCTTATTGGGGAAGGCAAGGATGGGGATTTACTGCATTTGCAAGTAAATTCACTATGGAAAATGGATATTTATATTTTAATCAATTAGACAATACTAAAGTTGGCGTTGCATATTGGGGGGTTGATTTAGATGAAGAAGGGTGGCCGCTTATTAATCAATTACATGAAGATGCTGTTACACATTACTTAATGTATATGTATAAAGCAAGAGATTATTATGCTGGTAGGTTACCTCAAAATGTATATAAAGAAATGCAAGCAAGATGGTTTTGGTTATGTGGTGAAGCTCGTGGAGATGATGAAATGCCTTCAGAAACAGAATTAAGACAACTTTCAAATATGTGGGCTCAAATATTACCATTACGAAATAAAAACTTCTTTTAATGGCTGAATCAGGCAAAAACAGAACGATGAATACCTTCCAAGAAGGTATGAGAATGGATATTGATAAATTAAATCAACCTAATTCTTCATTTAGATATGGATTAAATGGAAGGTTAATATTTAATAGAGATGGTACATATGCGTGGGAATCAGAAAGAGGGAATAAGCTAAGTATTAATATTGCTCCTGATTCTGGAAGTGGACTTGCTGGAACAAACTATAAGCCTATTGGATGGACAGGAAAAAGTAATTTAATAGTATTATTTTTAGTTGGAGATACTGGATATAGTGAAATTGGATTGTTAATTATAGATGAAAATGGAACCTCATCATATAAAACAATGTTTAATGACTTCAATGACCCAAATGGAGAGTTATTAAATTTTAGGGTTTATAACCAAATAGAAGCTCGTTTTATTTATGAAACAGATAGATTGCTTAGAGCTTATTGGGTAGATGGAGTTAATAATGATAGTAATCAGCCACGATCATTTACTTTTTCTTATGATAACTCATTACCTGAAAATGATTTAAATGCCTATATACCTTTATCTAATTCTACTCACGATATTAATTTGCAGAGTAGTTTTAATATGGGTTTAATCAAATACAATAGAACTATTTCTGGTGGTGGCAATAAATTATCAGGTTCTTATCAATATACTTATAGATTAGTTACAGATGTTGGTTATAGAACTCCTTGGAAGCCATTAACAAATCCAGTTATAGTATCTACTGATCAAGTAACAGCTACTAACCCTTGGGAGTATGAAATGGAAGGTAGTGGAATTGATAGTGGTAAAGCTGTTGAAATAGAAATTAAAGGAATAGACCAAAGGTTTGATGAAATAGAAGTTTGTTTTGTTTATTTAGAATCTGATGCTATACCTACAGAAGCATCCATATTTGAAATAACTCCCATTAGTGGTGATACAATGACATTTGTGGATAGCACAATGGATGGTGAGCCTGTATTAATAGATGAATTACCAGTATTTTTTCAAGGAATTAGAGCTGCTAAAACATTAAATATAAAAGATGAAAGTCTATATATAGGAAATACTATTGAATCATCATTTGAATTAAATGATTTAGAGGCAATATTAGAAAATCTAACTATAACTCCTTATTTTAAAAACATTAGATCAGATGAATATTCTATAGGTTCTTTTGAAGATGGTCGAGATGTAATTGGTATAGGTTCTAAGCCACCTATACATAGACAAAGTGTGGTAGCAAATGGTACAGCTACAATGATGTTACATGACCAACCTGGAGGTACTGAAGATTATACTGTTGTAGATGAATATTCTAATTACAAAGGAACTCAAGTATCACATTTAAATAAAGGTTATTTTAGGGGAGAAACATACCGTTATGGTATTGTATTTTTTGACTTATTAGGATTTCAAAGTTTTGTATATCATTTATGTGATTTAGAAACACCTCAACAATATGAAAACACTTATACCGCAACAAGATTAAAATCTGATGGTACAACTGTAGCTATTCCAGTAGTTCCATTAGCTGAAAGAGCTTGGACTACTTGTAATTTTGGAGATTATTTTGATGATGATGCTATTAATGGTTTAAGTGGTAGTGATACAGCTGATTCCTATTTAAGAATAATGGGAATTAAAGTAGGTGGTATTGATATATCTACAGTTAAAAGTCAAATTAGTGGCTTTATGATTGTAAGAGCAAGATGTGAGGCACAAATATTAATGCAAGGTTTAGCTATGCCTTGTGTAAAAGAAAATGATACTACAAGACCGGCTCCTTATGGTCATGATAGATGGTATGATTTTACTAATGGTGCAAATCCTTCTACTGTAACAGATATCACTGATATGGAATTAGTTTCAGCAAAAAGTATAGTAACAGGTGATACATATAAATTAAGACCAAATACAACTGTATTTTATCCTACTGATTTAGATTTTGGATATGCACAATTACCAAATGTTCAAACAGCAGATAGAATTAAATTAGTAAGTACTTGTTATCAAGTAGGACATGAATGTGTTGGAGATGAAGATGATGGTTCTGGGTGTTGGGAATATGTTAATCAATATTTTACTTGGGAAGATGATAGTGGTTGTTGTGCTGATAGAGGTAGAGAAGGTGTAAGAAAACTATATAGAACTAAAAATGATTCTCAAGGTTATATAGATTTACCAGCAACAATAAATGACCCATATCCAGCTCATGGTGTTGAAGCTAATATAGAGTATTTGCTTAATATGGGATTAGGAGATACAATAGATAATTATGAACCAGGATTAGATTTAGATAATACTACTGAATTTGATGATGGTTTTCATATGGGTTATGAAGTTAATAAACAACATAAAGCGTGGGGAAAAGGAAATTCAGTATTTCTAAAACATGGAGATTTTACACCATTTGATGGTAGTGGAGTTGCTAAACCATGGAATCCATTTTTTCAAACGCCAAGTTCAGAATTGGCAGACCCTACATATATGGGTAGTTGGATAATGAATTATTTAAGACCTAATAATAATCCATATGGTGGGGTAACAAGGTCTTCATTAGAACGAACTGTATTTTTTAGTGTAGGACATTTTCAGCCTGTTAATAATCCAACATTTGATGCTCAAGGAATGCCTGCGACAGATATATTTAATGGTATAGAAGTTTGGGGTGGTGATTGTATATTAGATTATATGGGATTTGCAAGATTATATCCAAGAATGCGAGATCCTTTTAATTGGAATAATCAACCTTTTGAATATGGTATTGGAGAACTTTTCCCATTAGAAAGTAGAGTACATCATCCATTAAGAAATGCTCCTTCTCAACAAAACCCAATATTTAGTAATGTAGGTTTAAGACCACAAAAAGAATTACAAGTTGGTGGTACAGAATGGCCAGATGGACTTTATTATGCAGCTGATTCAGAGTTAAGAGAAGAGTTTGATATTAATTCAGTCTTGTTTTATGAAGAAACAGTAATGTTGTATGCTCCAAAACCATTAAGATTTAATGCAGTAGATCATTTTCCTGTAAGATGGAGATATACACCAAGTAAATTTTATGGTGATGAAATAGATAGCTGGAGAATATTCCAAGTAAATGATTTTGATGATTTAAATGGAGAATATGGAGAAATAACAAGTAGTTTATTTTTATTTAATGCAATATATTCATTTCAAGAAAGTGCATTTGGTAGATTAAGAGCTTCTGACAGAGCTTTAATAGAATCTGCTAACCAAGGTTCACTTACTACGGGAATTGGCGAGAAATTAGATGGTGTTGATTATATCAATACTGAATTTGGCAATCAACATCAATGGAGTTTATTTAGTTCTGGAAAAGCAGCATATTGGATTGAAGTAAATCAAAGAAAGATATGTAGGTTTGCACAAGATGGATTTTTATCGTTAAGTGATGTAAGAGGATTACATCAATGGTCGGAAAATGAATTAAGATATTTTGAAAATCATGATACGCCTGTTGCTGGATTAGGAATTAGTGGAATATTTGACTATCAAAATAATGTAGCACTATGGTCATTTATTAGAGAAAGAAGTGTTTTAGGCGCAAGAGAAGTGTATATAGTTTCTACACAAACAAGAGTAGATGCTAATATTTATGAAGTTATAAATGATTTAGACCTTGTTGAAATTACACCTGATAAAGATATTGATGTATATATACCTAAAAATACTTCAGATAGCGGAAATAATTATTTATTTGTATTCTATATTACCAATACTTCTGTTGGTTTTAATTTAACTACAATTCAAAAAGAAGGTAATATAGATCAATCAATGATAACAATACTTCCAGGTGAAACATATAAGTTTTTTAGAAATAATATAAATGATGATTGGTCATATGTTTTAGTAACAAAACCTGAAATTAGAAGAAAATATTATAATACATTATCATTTAATGAAATTACTAATGCATTCGTAGGGTTTCATTCATATAATTCTAATATTTTTATAAATGCTAAGAATTTTACTTTAGCATATACAGTTTCTAAACAAAATGATTTATGGACTTTAAATACTGGAAGAATAGCTGAATTTTATGATGAATCTATTTATTCTATATTACAACCAATAGTTGCTGATATGGCTATGTATGCAAAAGTTTTTGATACATTTAAAGGAAATGCAAACTTTAATTTAATAGATACATTAGAAGAAATACATTTAATTACGGATTCAACATATAATTTATTAAATCTAACAACTGATACAAGAAAAGCGTATAAAGAAAATGTATTAAGAATGCCTTTAAGAACACAAACACAATTAGATAGAACAAGAGGTAAGCGTTTAGAAGAAATAATGATTATAGATAATACAGATTTTAAATTAACTCAAATATCAAGTATAACAACTGATTATAGAGTTTCTAATAGAATATAATATGGCACTATTTACAGATAAAAGAGAATTAGCAAGACAGCCAGAGTATGTACCAATGGAAACTGCAACTGGTTTAAGAAAAGTTGGATTAGGAATTTTAGGCTATAATCCTCAAGGTGGTTTAAATACATGGGGTAAAATTCAAGAATATAATCCTTCGCCAGTACATGGATTAAGGAATTTAGGTGCTCAAGCTCTTTCAGAAAAAAATAAAGATTATGGAAAAGTAATTAGAGAAGGTGCTGGTGATGCATGGACTCAAGATTTAAATTCATTAGATTTTGCGTGGCAAGCATTTAAAATTTATTTAACTATGGGTGGTTCTGTAGGAGGTGGTGGTGCTTCAGCAACTGGTGGTGCAACATCTACACCGGCTACAGGTGCTCCAGTTACAAGTGGTGCAAGTGCGGCTCCTGCTGGAGCTGGTGCTCCAGTTCAAGGAATAGATGCTTCAAGTAGTGCTTTTAGTGGAATGGGTGGTGGTACAGAAATAGCTTCTGGTCTTGGTACTGATATGGCTTCTACATCAGCTTCAATGGCGGCTGGTGTTCCATCATATGATGTTGCTTCATGGACAACTGGAACGGCTATGGATGCATCGGGAAATATAGTCGATAAAAATATATTAGATGAAATTAATCAAGGAACATTTGATGAAATTTATGATACAGATGAAACTAAATTAATGGATAGGTTTTTAGAATATATGGGTGCAGAAGAAGATGGTAAAACTGAAGGTATTACTCCATCTGGAGAAGAATATGATATTATTTCTCCTGATGTAATGGGAAGAAAAGGAAGTGGAACTGGAGAAGGAACGGGTGTAGATATAGATCCTGAAAGGCGTGGAAGTACATTTTTGGATAAATTAGACCCAAATCAAAAGAAAATGTTAAATGAAAATCTTAATCAAGGTAAAAAAGAATTGTCACAAAAAGACAAAAAAGGAGCAGAAAGAGATTATGCAAATTGGAAAGCGGCTGCAGAAGCAAAAGGATTAAGAGTAATAGGAACTGATGCTGTTGATAATATGGGTCAAGTTCAAGCTACATATGTTGCAGAAGATGATTCAGCAGAAAATAAAAAGCGTTCTGGAGATGCACTTAAAAGTATGTTAAGTGGTAATATAGTTTCGTCTGGTGCTGCTATGATTAATACAGCAACATCAAATATTAATGATGCTGAAGATAGAATAAGAAAGTATCAAAATCAAGGTTCAATGACAACAAGTTATTTATTATAGTTATGCCAAAAGAAAAAAGTAAATATGACGGTTTAAAAACTCAGTATGGTTCTTATACTTCAGAAGCTGCTGCCGAATTAAATTATTTAGAAGGAGTTTATTATAGAACTCCGAGTCAAACTCGAAGAGCTGGTTATTTAAGAGGTTTAAAAGCTGATGCTGAAAAACAAGCTGCCGCTAATAAAGCTGCTGAAGAAGAAAAGCAAAATACTCAAAATGCTTTAAATACATATAAGTTTCGTCAAGAATCTGAATTAGGAAGCTCTCAAAAAGAAAATCATTACGGGAAAAAACAAACTCCTGAAAAATTCTATGAAATATATTATCCAAAAGTTGCTAAAGCATTAGAAGGAACTAATGTATCTCCTGAATTAGCTATGGCACAATTAGCTATAGAAACTGGTTGGGGAAGAACTATTAATTCTGAAAATGGTTTTGCAGCAGTATTTGGTAAAAAACATGGTTCAAAAGAAGATGGTAAATATGCTGAAATTCAAACAGTTGAAGATATATCTGAAGATAAAATACAAGAATATATAGATAAAAATCGTGATAAACTTGTATTAACTGATACGCCAAATCAATATAATCAAAACTATAAAGTAGGAGATAAATATGTTGATTTAAATATGCACGAATATACTAATAGACCAGGGGAACAATATAAAGAACCTAAACTAAGAGTTAAGATTCGAGATAATTTTAGTGCTTATGATTCATTTGAAGATGCTATAAAAGGATATGCAGAGCTTTTAACAACTAATGATAATTATAAAAATAATTTTTATGCTGCTGGAGATGGTTTAGATCCTATAGCACAAGCAAGAGGAATAGCTCCGAAATATGCAACAAGTGCTGGATATGCAGATGATTTAGTTTCAATAATAAATACAAGTAGAGAAAAAGGAAGATTAGCTGGTGGTAAAATGGCTGTTAGTGGTGCTAAAAATGAAGCTTTTATAGAAAGAAATCCTGATGGAACTGCTACATATTATACAAAGGCTGGTCCAGATGCATTGAAATTAAATGAAGATGGTGTATATGATTATGGAAAATGGAATGACCCAAACAATAAATATTTTGGATATTATCAAGCTCCATTTACATTGCCAGATAACCATCAATTAATCAATGCAGGTGATTATCAATATATTGTTTCGCCAGGAACTACAGATAATCCAAATGGTCAATTATTTAGAGTAGATGAAGCACAACAACAAGCAAAAAGTTGGAACTCATATAATACAAATTTTGATTTATCAAATAAAGTAGGTGTGTCTGATTTAACAAGTTGGGCATCTGGTTCAGATAAAGCAGGTTCTCCAGCGGCTGCATTATTAAGAGAAGCTAATGAATATGCTAATGAACATAATTTAGACAAAAAGGATGGTGATTGGTCACAAGAAGAATTTGACGGCATTAAAAAGTTTAGAAATCTTATGAATGTTTATAAATCAAATCCTCAATATAGAGATGATGATTTAGCTGAACAAGAATATGCATTTAATAAAAGGGTAATGGTTCCTTTTTATAAAAAACAATTAAATGAAGTTGTTGATTGGTCACAACAAAGAGTAAATAATGTTGAAAATGAATTATTACAAGCTGTAGCAAATGATGCTCCAGATGATGTAATTGCAGAAATTAGAGGAAGAAGAGACCAAGTACAATATGATTATGAGCAAACAAAATTGGCTACTAATCAAATGATAAAAGGTATTGATGATGCTGTAGCACCTGAAAAAAGAACTCCAAGTAGTTATGGTGGCTTTGAAGAGATGGTAATGTCTTTTGAAAATTGGTTATCTCCTGGTGCTGTAGGAATACAATATAATGTTGATCAAGAAGGTAATAAATTAATAGGTACTTCTGATGAAGAAAAATCTGAATTTTTAGCAAATTTCGATGCAACATTAAAACCATTTTTTAATGCAGCTGTTGATAGAAATAATGAAAGAATAGAAAATTGGAATGCTGCTCAAAATCAACCTCAAAACACAAGTGTAATAGACCCTAATAATCCATATCAAGGTCAAAATCCCAATACAAATAATACTAATAGAACAAATACTGGAGTTAGTTATGGAACAAGTGGATATGGATATCAGCCAAAGATTAATGAAGCTAATTTTAATCCTAATATGGATTATATTAATGATTTAGGTACAGTAGCAGAAGTAACTGATGATGGAGAAGTTGTAAGGAAAGAAAAAACACTTAAAGAGTTACAAAATGAAATGGCTGATGTTACAGCTTCATTAGAAACAGCAAGTACCCCTATTGAACAAGTGGGTGTTTATGCTCCTGATTTAGAATCTGATGATAATATTGGAGGATTTCTTGGAGATGCTGGTAGAGCTTTAGTTGGTATTCGTGGTGCTACAGAGCAAGTTCCTGAATATCAAACTGGTAGTATGTATAATCTTGCTATGGATGAAATGACTGCTCGTAGAAATTTAGGTATGTCAGATGAGGAAATTGCTCAAATGAGAAATTTAGCTGAAAGAGGTTATGGATATGATGTTAAAAACATTAGAAGATTATCTGGTGGTAGTGCTGGTGTTGCATTAGGTAACTTAGGAAGAGCACAAAATCAATTATATGATCAATATACAAATATAGCTGCTGCAGACCAAAGAGTAAGACAAGCTAATAGAGCACAGTTTTATCAAGGTGCTATGACAGATGAAAATGTCAATAGACAAAAATTCCAAGATGAATTACAGCAAGTATTAATGAATAAACAAGCTGGTGCTGGTTTAGTTAATGATGCATTAAGTAATATAGATGATAGAATACAATTTAATAAATTCTATGGAAAAGGCTCACCATATTATGAAATGAAAAAATCTACATGGTTAAGTTCAGAACAAGAAAGAATCGATAAAGAAGAAGCATTAAAGAATAGTAGACAAAAACATATTGATGATTTAACAAAACAACAAAGAGATTTACAGGCTCAAATTGATGAAAAACAAACATATGATGTAAATACTCCTTTAACTCTTGCAAATCAAGATGATGATAAAACTACAGCGTCTGGAGAAGCTTTATTAAATTCTGTAACTAATAATATTCCATTTACTACACAAGAAGAAGGTGATGCATTTAGAACATATATGCAAAAAAATCATCCTGATTGGACAGCTGAAGATGGAGAAAAATTAGACCCAATAGGTGGTTATGACAATAAATGGATTAATCAAGCTAAACAAGAATTTGGAAAAGAATATGAAGGGTATCAAGATGAAGTAGCTGCTCAAGCAGAAAAGACTCAAACAGGAGCTAATGAAGATGGATTCTTTAATGTAAGTAGTGAAGATGGTTTTCAGCCTAAAGGAGATCCTGCAGAAATAGAAATGTATAATAAGTTAGTTAATGAACAAGGAATGGAACCTATGAAAGCATTAACTGAAATTAGAAATCAAAGAAGAGGAGATGAAGTCGAAGAAGAAGTTACTACAGTAGAAGAAGAGCCTAAAACTGATTTTACTTTTGAAGAATGGAAAGCAAAATATCCAGATGGAACAAGAGAAGAATATGATAATAGACCTCCTTCAAATTATAATGAAATTGTAGAAGAAACAAAACCAGCAGATTTAACTGGAAATGTATTTGATATGTCAGCTGCAGATGTTGGATATAGTCCTGAAGATTTTCCTGATGATCAAGATGAAAAATTCAATATATATGGTATTACTGAAAATACTTGGAATGGAATGGATGAAGATACTAAACAAACTATTATAGAACAAGGTCCAGCAAAAAAAGAAGTAGCAGAACCAGGTACATCATTAGTTGAAAGTACAGAAGAAGGTGCTGCTGAAGCAGCTGATGCAATTGAAAATGTATTAAAGCAAGGTGGTACTACCGAAGATGCAGAGGCTATAGCTGATGAATATGTTGCTACTGGAGAAACAACTGAACCAGTTTATAGTAATTCTGCAGTAAATGAAGGTGGTGAATTAGTATTTAATTTCAACGGTAAAGAAGTTAAAGAATCAGATTTTGCAGATCCTCCATTAGAAAATAAAAATGATGGTCAAGATTATTTAAGAAATATTCATAATGAGGAAGCAGCATTTGGTAGCTTTAGTGGAACTGGAGTTGGCAATTATGGATATACTGGTACAGGAGCTAAAGGTAAAGCATTGTTGGGATATTTTAATCAAGCTGAAGGAGATAAAGCACAAAAAGCATTGACTACAACTAATAAATATATTATTGGAGAAGATGGTCAAGACAAATTGAATGGTGGTAATACTACAATTCTACAAGATTTAAAAATGTCAAGAAAAGATTTTGATTTATTACCTGATGATGTTAAATCAGAATTAGTTAATTGGAAATTAAATACAGGTAGAGGAACTACTGATTTAGTTATGATAGCTGGTGGTGGAGATTGGGATGGGAAAAGAGCATTTAATGACCCATCTCCAACTGCTGATAAAATCAAAAATATTGATTTATCTAAATTAACTAAAGAAGATTTAAAAGCAGCAAGACAAGAATTGTATAAAGGCAGAATTGATGGTTTAGAGGCAATTTGGGATGGATATTCTGAAAGATTAGATAATGATGATTATGGAGATGAAGGATTACATGCTTTATTAGCAAAATATGAAAAAGCATTGGCAAACTGGGAAGAAGCTCACAAGGGATATGAAAATTCACAAAAATACAGATAATAATAAAATAATACTTTAAATTTACATTATGGCAGATTGGGGTTTATATTCAGCATTAAGAGGAAAGAACAATTGGCAACAAAAAAGAGCAGATGCCATGATGGATTTCCAAATGACTGAAGCTCTTAGAGCTAAAAGAGAAAGGGAAAACCAACAACGAATGCAAATGGAATCCAAATTTTTGGAATACCAAAATGCAGTTCAAAATTTAGATGTTTTAAAAGAAGATCAAGAAAGAATTAGAGGAGTAGAAAAACAAGCTCGACAAGATGTTGTTGCTGGTATTGCTAAATATGATGGTGATATTAAAAGATTTATGAGCAGTGGTGGTTTACAAACAATGAATGCATATCAACAAAAAGTAATGCAATCTGATGAATTAGCAAATGCTATTCGAAATAAACAGAACATGGCTCAATGGTTAGCTGATAGAGCTAAAGGTGATAGATTTATTAAAGGTGTTAAGGTAGAAAAAGAATTTACAGACCCAAAAACAGGTGAAAAAACAAAAAGAAATGTACAAACAACAATGGATGAACAAATGGCATTGTTTAAAGAAGGTAAATTAAATAACTTTCAGTATAATGGTTCTGAAAAGAAAGTTCAAATTAATCCAGCTTTATTTAAAAAATCTGTTAAAGATGCTACTAACCCATATAGTAAAGATAATTATGTTACTCAATCAAATGTATTTGATGCTGCATTAATGCAAGGTGCAAGTAATGAACAAGCTATGCAATTAGCACAAGATTATGGAAGAGCAGTTGAATCATCTGGAAGTCCTGAAAATGCATGGAGATGGGGAGCTGGTAATCCACTTGATGTTGAAAAATTAAAAATGCAAGCAAGTCAATTTGATGAACAAATGGATTATAGATGGGCTTCATTAGAAAATCAAAAACAATGGCAAGCATATAAAGCTAAAGTAGGAGCTCAACAAGATAATAGAATAGGTTCGTTTGCTGAAACTACATATAGGAAATTATTACAAGGTGGAGATGGTGCAGTAAGTACAGACCAAATTGTTGCTAATGAAATTCCTAAAATAATGACTAATAAATTTAAAGCATTTCCTTCAGGAAAGGATAATGTTTATAATGCACAATATATGTATAACGGTCCAATATTTACTGCTGATTCTAAAACGGTTGATGGAAGAACAACAACTTCGATTGCTGGAAGTCAAATAGATGCTCAAGGATTGCCTATAACTATAGGTGACCCAAATAGTTATACATCTTTTGTAAATGTAACAGATGCAAATGGACAAGCTCAATTAATGATGCCTGTATTTGCTGCTGGTTCTCCTGATAATCCAGCATTTGCTCAAGCACAAGCAAACGGAAGTGTAGGAAATTGGAAAGTAAATGAAGATTATGTAGACCAAGTAACTCAAACTGCTGGAAGTTCATTTGTTGGTTTAATTCCTGTAACAGATATATTGGCTAATAGGTCAAATACTTTAGCAATAGATAAGTCTATAGGTATAGCTCCAGGTAAAATGGAATATGGTGGAGCTGCTGGAACAGCAAGTTATGAAGATGTAATGCAACAAAATCTTAATATGTTTGGTGGTGATATAAATGCTTATCAACAAATGGTAACTCAAAATTTAGGAACATATTATGGACCATCATCGCCTGGTGGTGCTACACAAATGGGAATGGATCAATATTATCAATCAATGAATAGACAGCCTTAATAATGGGAGATTATGTAAAAAATAAAATGCAAGCATCTGGTGGGAATCCAGGTGGTAGAAGATATACTGATGATTTTCGTGATAGAACTCCACATCTTGTAGATGTAGAAGGAAATATCAATCTTGATAGAGAATTTTTAGAAGGTAGGTCTGATATGGAACAACAAATGACTTCTATGGGGTTTGATGTTGGAAGATTAGATTTAGCTGAGGCTGACTATGCAGATATGTATAGAGATTGGAATAAGTTAGACGCTATGGAAGTGCCTGATTTTTATGACCCTTTTGAAGCAGAATCATATGAATTTGAAAGATGGGCTATCACAGATTTAGCAGCTGGACTATGGAATAGAGGTGTAGCTGGAATGGTTAGTGGTGTTGCACAAGCTCCAGCATTACTTGGTGCTGCAATAACTGGTTCAGAAGAAGGAGATTTTTGGGACACTTGGATTGATGGTGTTAATGAAATGGAAGAGGGAATGTCTATTCAGGCAAGTGATAAAGCTTTAAAACCTATGACTGATGGTTTTAATGCTAATAACTTTGCATATGCGTTTGGTGATGGTTTAGGATTTATGGCTGATATATTTTTAGGTAGCAAAGGTGCTGGTGCATTATTAAAAGCCGGTTCAGCTGCGTCTAAAATACAAAGAACTCAAAGATTAGGTACTTTCATAACAGGTACTATGCAAATGCAAAAAGACCTTTATAAAGAAGGAATTGCTGCGGGATTGTCGCCAGGTAATGCTGCCAGAGTAGCAATACCTACTGCAATGGTAGTTTCTGCATCAGAAGGTGCTGCATTAGAAATGTTAGGAATGACAATAAGTGGACAAATGTTAAGAGGTGCATCAAGGTCTGCTTTAAGAGCTGAATTAAAAGCTTTAGGTAAAGCTGGGGGAGAATTAAATTTAGCAAACTTTAAAAAATTAGTTCCAAGTACTGCAAGAAGTGTTGGACAAAAAATGAAAGATTTTGGAACAGGTTTTGTAAAAGGTTATCCTGTAGAAGCAACACAAGAATTTGTACAAACATATATAGAAGATTTAGGAAAACATGCATATGATACATGGTTTGCTGGAAAAGATGCAGTAAAAGGAGCAGGGAAATTTGGTGTAGATTGGAAAGAAACATTTGAAAAAGCTGTTGTTAGTGGTATAGTTGGTGGAATGGTTGGTGGAACTATTGGTGGTGGAGGATCAGCTATAAGAGGAATAGAAGGAAATACTACATTTACTTATGTTAAAGATGCTATAGATAATAATAAACCTGGTAAAGTAAAAAGGCTTATTAATAAAGTTAATAGAATGGGTTCTACGGGAGCGATAAAAAATGCTCCAGAAGTAATTCAAGCTATTAAAGACATGACAAGATATTCACAATCTATTAAAGGTCTTAATATAGATTCAAGTACAGCGAATTTTCAATTATTCCAATTGAATCAAATACAAGATGAATTTCAAACAAAATTTGGAAAAGAATTTAAAACAGATGCTAAAACAAATTATTTAATAGCTAATGCTTATAGGATTAATGAGGAAAAAGCTACTATGCTTACTCAAGCTATGAATAATGAAATGCAAGTTCTTATTCAAGACAAAAAGCCATTAACTAAAGATTTAAATAAGTTTGAAAGAAAACTATCTAATTATCAAAACTTATTTCATAAAATACAAAAAGGTAAAATTAATAAAGAAGAATTAGTTAGTGAGATTAGAAAAAATGAATCACCTGTAGTTACTAAATGGAGACAGCAGATAGAAGCTGAAATGGAAGCTATTAAGCAATCACAATTAGATAATGATGGGGTTTCTATTAATCAAGAATTAGATAATTTAGATGATGCAAAGGCAGCTAAAAAAGCAGAAGGGAAACAATTTGCATATACAGAACTTCCAGGAAATAAAAAAGCATCTAAAGAAGCTATAAATGATTTTGAAAAATTAGTTGCTGAAAAGGAAAAAGTAAATCAATTAGCTGATACAGATGTTAATGCTGTTGAAAAATTTGCTACAAAATTAGAGCAACAATATGGAATGTCTATACAAGATTTAACTGCTCTTGAAGAAAATTGGTCTATTGGAGAAGAAATTGGTAAGAAATCTAAAGAAGGTAAATTAAAATATAAAGAACCAACAAAAACCAAAGCAAAGCAAGAAACTACTGATAAGCCTTTAACTGAAGATGAAAAAAGGATAGAAGCATTTGCTCAAAATTTTGCAGAATCAACAACTGATGAAAACAATAGAAGGTTTGCTAAAGATGCTAAAGAAGATGAAGCTTTTTATGAAGCTAATAAAGAAGCTATTGAAAAAAGGACATCTGAAATTAAGGCAGAAAAAATGGCTGATGATATGCTTGTTATGGGTGACGAATTTAAAGCATGGAAGCCAGGTACTAAAGAAGAAAAATTTTATAATGAAAATAAAGAGCTTGTAGATAAAAAATTAGAAGAATTAAAAGCTGAAAAAAAGAAGCCTGAAACTAAGGAAAAAGAAACTAAGAAGAAAGAAGTTAAAGAAGAAGCTCCTAAAAATAAATTACAAGAATTATCAGATTCAATTGATAATAATAAAAATTTAAATGAAAGAGATTTAAATGCATATCAAGATGAATTACAAAAATTAGCAGATGAAGGTGTTGGCACTGTAGAAGAAAGGGCAGAATTAAATGATAAAATAGCTAAAAATAGAGAGCAACTTAAATCATTAACAGAAGAACAAATTATAGAAGAAGCACCTACAGAAGCTAAAAAAGAAGAGTCTAAAGAAGAAGTTAAAGAAGATTTAACTGAAGAAATGGTTCCTGAAGGAGTTGATGAAGAAACTCTTTTAGAAGAAAGAGAAAAAGCTAAAAAAGATGTAGAATATAGTAAACTTTTAAATGAAGAAAATACTATAACAAATAAATTAAAAAAGGTAGGATTAACGGGTAAAGAAAGAGATGGATTGCGTAAAAGATTAAAAGAAATTCAAAAAGAAAAAAAAGAAATTGAAGATACTGATAAAGGGCAAGAACAAGAATATGTTGCACCAAGTAAAGAAGAAGAAAAAAATTCTCAAGATGCATTTGAAAAAAGAAGGCAAAGAAGAAATAGAATTAAAAAGGATCAAAGAAAAAATATAGAAAAAGATAATTTAGAAAGAAATTTAATTCAAAATAATCCTCAATTATTTAATAAAATATTAAATCATTTCAAAAAATTATTTCCTAATGTGCCTGTAGTAGATATTAATGTTGATACAGCATTTCAAAATACATTATTACATGAAGGTGCTCATATTATCAAAGATATTTTAGGAGATAATCATCCATTAATAAAAGCTGGTATGCAATTTATTAAGGGAACTCAATATTTTAAAAATGCTCAAATATTATATCCAGAATTAACTGTTGAAGAACAAGCTGAGGAAGCTTTAATGGAAGCTATTGCTGACAATTCTTTAGAAAAATTAAAAACTAAGTTAGAAGGTACTAATCTACAAAAGTTTGTTGCGTGGTTAAAAAGGTTTTGGAATGCTGCTAAAAAGGCTATAGGACTTAAAAAAGGAAAGCAATCAGTTGATATGTTGGCAGATATGTTAGCTTATTCAAAAACTCCTTACAATGCAAATCTTGGTTTATTGCCGAGCTTTAAACAACAAAGATCTATACAACATTTAAAAACGATAAATGAAGTTCAAGTAACTGCTGCATTATCACGAATGGATTACATGCTTGGTGAAAGTAAATTCAATCCAAATGAAGGATTTAATTTGCAGACTATGGTATATGAAGATTTAGCTGATTTATTGGTGCTTGAACAAGAAATACCAGAATCTAATTCTATTTTTGATGGTTTATCATCTGAATCTGTTAAAAGTATTTTAGAAGCTAAAACACAAGCTAAAAAAGCACAAAAATTAATGTGGGCTCTTAAAACAGAGTCTAAGGAATTGTGGAATATAATAGAAACTTCTACAAGGCAATTATCTAAAAAAACATTACCAGTATTAGATGATGTAGAAAATTTAATAAAAGTTTCTTTAAAAAGAGATGATAATGTTTCTAATTCAGTAAGGTCTATAGTAACTGCATTAGTAGATAATAATGGTTTCTTATATGACTCTAATTTAGTTTATCAACAAATTGCTAAAATTGCTGATGTTTCTGTAGACATTAATTCTTTTGAAAAAACATTAAAAGATTTAGCTGATAACGGAAATGATATAGCTCATAAATTAAATCTAATATTAGATAGTTTTGAAGATAGCACTAAAAGAGGAATATTATCAGAATTAGCTTCATTAACAACAATAGAATATAGGTCATTAATTAAAAACACTACTGTTCAAGACGGAAAGAAAAAAGTTTCTGTTCTTTGGAAAAGAGTTAACAAAGATAGAACTGTTGAAGATCAAATAAATGAAATGAGTAATCATTGGAAAAATGCTGATTTACAACAAATAAAAAGTCTTTTAAATGAAACTATAAATCAAGAAAAAATTGGTCAATTAAAATATTGGAAAGCTGGTTTAAAAAATAATTGGTTTAGATATTCAAAAAATATATTTGAACAATTATTTGGAATAAAATTATCAGAAAAAGAATATTTAGATTTCTTAAATAATTATGTAAAATCTGCTGTTGCAACAAAAGACTTATCAAAACAACAAGTAGAAAGAAGAAGGTTAAAAGGATTAATAGGGTTTAGAGCAAAAGGAAAATCATACGGTAGATTAACTGAAGCTTTTGATCAAATTGAAAGAGAAGGTAAATTAGATAAAAAACAAATTTCTGGTGTATTAAGACAGCTTGCGTTAGCTAAACAAGGTGATGCTCTTGCTACTAATTTTGTAAATCAGGCTGGAAATAATGTTACTGCAACAAGATTAGGATATTGGGTAAATCAATTTAATAAATTATTTACTTATGATAAAGGTTTTAGAGGTGATATAAATAAATCAAATTTATATAAAGATAATCCTATAATTAATTATTGGAATAAATCTAAAGATAAGCCAGAATGGTTTATACATGATGCGTTTGAAAATGTTGGTTATAGTGGAGCTATTGAACATTCATATGCTGAAGTAAATGATATTATACTCAATAACTTCTTTTATTTTTCTCAAAATAAAGGGATTAAAGATGCTTATTTTCAATCAATAGGTGTTACTGGTGATAGAGGTCATTTAACTTATTTTAAAGTACCTAAATTTAAAGGAGATAGGCTTAAACAAGAATATAAGAAAAGAGCATTATTAGATGAACAGTTAATTAACAATAGAGTAAAAAATACTGGTAAGTCTTTAAATGAGGTTGTTATTCAATTTAATAAAACTTCTTTAAATGAAGCAGTTATTGAAAATGGAAAGGTTGTTGTTAAAACTCCATATGAAGGAAATAAATTTAGTAAGAAAATAAACCAAGAAGTAGATAAAATATATGGTTTATTAGAAAAAACTGATACAATAGAATCTGTACAATCAGCTAATCCTGATGTTGATGTTAAAAGTATAATTGGAGAATATATATACAATGAAAGCTTAAATCGTTCATATTTAACTGATATATATGCCGGGCCTGCTATTTATAAAAAATCTGTTGCTGATGTAATGAAGCGTATGGCTGGATTAAATTCAGGAGGTAAATTAATAAACATAGATAAGCCTGTTCATGTATTTGTTATAGACACTAAAAAAATGTCTGATTCTTTTTCTTTTAATGGTTCTCATTTTGCGAAAAGGTTAACAGATATGAGTGGAGATACAGATGTTGTGGGTGTGAATGTAAAAGATATGTTATATGAAATCGGTCCAGAAGGAGATTTAGATTTTTATAAAATGTCTACATTAAATGTTACTGGAGATGTAGATGCTAATTCATTAACAGAATTTGCTGATCAAAATGATTTAGCTAATCCTACTGGATATAATGCAATAGGAAATGCAATATTAGAAATTGAAAAAGCTTTAGGTGGAGATGCATATGTAAAAGTTATTGATAAAGATGTTGTTAAAGGTGATTTATCTCAATATGAATATGTTGATGTTGATACTGGTAAAGTAAGACAAGCAATACCAATAGAACAATTTGTAGAAAATCCTACAAAATTTGCATCAAAAGAACAAAGAGCATATAAACTCAAAAACTTTAAAAATTATCGTGTAGCATTTAATCTTAATAAAGATTTAACTAAAGTTCCATTATCAAAACAAAACCATGTACTTTCTACACAATTAGCTAAAATTCTATTAAATTATGATGTAAGTCAAAATGAAATTCAAAAATTTGAAGATTCATTAGTAAATGTATTAAGAGATTCATTAGAAATAAAGGGAGATGATTATTATAAATCAGCAGTTGTTAATAGATTAAAATATGTAAATTCTTTATTAGAAAATTTAACAGCAAATTCAGAAGAAAATACTAAATCTGAAATCATTGAGATATTAACAGAAATGCAAAAAATCAATGATAAACAAAGATTAACTACATATAAAATTGGTCCTTATGTTTACAATAAACAACAAATTTCAAATTTAGGAGCACTATCTGATTTATATGAAAATGTATATATAAAACAAACACAAACTGAAGATGTTTGGGAAGAAAGGTTAAAACAAAATGAATTAACACTTGCTCAGTTTGATAATTTAATGGCAAATGATATAATCACTAAATCAGAAAACGATCAATTATCAGAATATGAACAAGAAACTGTTTTATCTAAAAAAGCAAAAGAACCATTAGAATCTTTTGATCATCCTAATTTAAAACCAATGGTTGAACAATTTATTGCAAGTCGTTTAACTAAAACTGGTGTTAGAACTGAAATAGCTGGTATGTATGCTCATATGATGCCTGATATGTCTAATAAACTTAAAGGGTATAAAGAAAATGGATTAGAGCCTATGGAAGTAGCTGTTCCATGGTCTATGTTTGTTGAAAAGAAAGAAGGTGAAGAAGATGCAGAAGCTAAAGCGAGAGCTGAACAAATGTTAAAAGATAGTCCTGAGAAGTTTAAAACTGTTGTTGTTCGTGTTCCAGCTTCTGGTGCGGTATCTCAATTTGTTGGGCAAGTTAAATATTTTATAGACGGTCATTCAAATACTTCTATTGTTCCTAAAGAATTTGTTGATGCTTCAGATGCTGATCACGATGGAGATAAAGTATTTGTTTATAAAGCTGAAATAAATACTAATGGAGATATTGTAGAAGGAAGTAAAACAGATGCTTTTAATCAAATCTATGAAAGGGCTAATAGTAAAGCTACTAAAGAAGCAGCAACTAAAGGAAGTTTAAGTTTAGATTTAATTAAAGATATGTTAGTTAAATTAGATTTATACAATGAAGATGTATTTAAGCTTAATAACTATGAGGATTTTGCTAAGTTAGCAAACAATATGTCTTTTGGTCAAGACGCTATTGGTATATGGGCGATTGCTTCAAAAATGTTATCTGTTTTATCTCAATCAGAAGAACAATTAAAAACACCAATTTCTTTTGGATTTAAAAATGGTAAATTAATTGAAGAGAAAAGACAAAAATTCACTAACAATGCTTTAGATGATGTTGCAAGATTTTTACAAGCAGCACTTGATATGGGTAATGATCCTATACATATTTCAACTGGTATTAATGAAAATACTATTGGAGTAGCTACTGCTTTATCTTTAATGGATGTTAAGTTTGAAGAAATAATTGAATTTTTAAATAGTCCAACGATAGTTAAATTAAATGAAGATATATCATCTGCAAAAACTAATTATATTGATAAAGGTACATTTAGTGTTAATAGATATTTAAAAGAGAAAAAAGGAGAATTAGGAGCTAAGAAAGGGGATTTAACTAAAAATGCATTAAATGAAATTATAGAAAGAGGTGGTAAAAAGAAATTAGCTAAAGATGTTCAGCCAGGTATTTATAGTACTAAAGATGGTAAATCTTATTATAAAGTAGAAGATTTAGGAAATAGAACAGCTGGATATTCATTTGCATCAGAAAATGATTTAGCAAATAAAGATGAATTAGCAATAATTAAAAAGTTTGCTGAATTACAAGAAATAGCTACTGATTTACAAAGATTGATACCTGTATTACAATTAGATAATAAATTACCTAATAATGGTTTTGATGTAAGAAAAACATTAGAAATATTAGAAGATATGGTAGCTGGAGATTTTAAATTTACTACTGATAGAATATCTCAAAGACCATTAATAAAACATTATAGAAATCTATTAAAACAACAACAAAGAGTTTATAATTCTAAATTTTATATTAATGATAGTCAATTTTATGATGAAGCTTTAACAATGGCTTCTAATATTTGGGGTACAGATAATGGCATCTATAAACATAAAAATGTTTATAAAGCAATGGAAGAGTCTATGTATTTATATAGAGCTCAAAAAGAGTTTAATAATAAAATAGATGTATCAGCTAAATTTATTGATGATACAGTTAATAAATACGAAACTATTATAGGTGCTATTAATAATCCTAACAATAATAATTTATTTGTATCAAAGCCATTTGGAATAAGTGAAGATGCTTTTAATCAGGTAATTACTGAATTACAAAGTGCTAAGTCAATGGGTGAACAAGTATTTCAAAGAGAATTACAAAGATTATTAGAATCACAAAATGCTATTGAAAGAGTTATTGGAGAAAGAGTTGAAGCTGACGAAGAAAATAAAGCAATTGCTTTTGGTTTAAGAAACAATGCATTTATTAAACATTTAACGATAAGAGAAAATAAAGATGGCACAAAACATATTGTACCTGTAAGTTCTCTTAATGATATGACAACTTCAGGATTGAAAATAATTCAAGATTCATATAATCAATTACCAGAAAATATACAAAATGAAATTAGAGCATATGCAATGTTGAGGTTTGGTATTGCGTCTAAATTAGGTAGCATATCTAAAATGTTCCCTACTGGAATGTCTATTGCTGTTCTTAAAAATTCTAATGAATTATTAAAGTATGGTATTGGAGTAGAAAGTGAAACTAATTTCTTTGCAAATAAAGAAAATGTAGATCTTTTAAAAGCAAATACAGCTATAATGATGAAAGAAACATTACCTCTTGTTACTCCAGCTGAAGATATTCAAAGTGAAAAAGATGTAGCTTATAATGAATATTATTTTTCTGGTGATAAAGCTTATGTTAATACTAATTCAGAGTTTGTTAGAATAGGAGAAGATGTTTATCGTAGAGTAGGTGATTCAGATAGTCGTATATTTGAAAACTTAAGAGATTTTGGTGGCGTTAAATCAAAAGGATATAATATCTTAATAAGAAATAAAAACTTGTTGGCTAAAACCTCAGAAAATTTCAATAAAGAAAAAGAAGAAGTAAGAAAATGTTTTATCGGTTTATAAATTTAATATATGGCAACCTGTCCAAATAAATCTAATCCAGAGTGGAGATACTTAGAAGAGTCTGTTGGTAGAGAACAAGCTATTGATAGATATGTTAAAAATGGAAATAAAATACCTAAAATAAATGGGTATGTAAATCCATATACACAAGGATTGAGTGATTTAAAATTTAATCAAATAACTACTGCTACTAAATTAAATGAAGCACCTGAAGTAGCTAATGAGATTATTAATAAATTAAATGAGCAATATCCTAATGTACAAGTATCTAAAGATGGTTTAATAAAAGATGGTAAGTGGGTTAAAATAGCTCCTGGTACACAAGGAATGCACAATAGGGCAGCGTTTGTTGGAGCTGTTGCTTGGGCTAATGATTCATATTTGGAAACACCTCCACATGAGTATGCTCACGATTATATAGAAATGTTTCAAAATCATCCATTAATGCGTAAAGCAATATTAGCTTATGGTTCAGAAAAGTTAGCTGATAAAATGGGTAAAGATTATGTGAATAATGTTTTAAACAGAAATGAAAAAAATCTTATTCAAAGGATATGGGATATGATTAGAAACTTTTTTGGTTCTCAAGATATAGGAGATTTGATTTCAGATAATTTTTACAAAGGTGTAAATATGTCTGAACATATTCATGAAGGAAATAATATTATGAATTATCAAACTAAAAGAGAGCCTTTAAAGAGAGTACAAGGTGCGTTTGATAGTAAAGGAAGATATGATCAAAATTCTATTGAATTAACAACAATAGATACTGATAGAGCTGTAGATTATATTATGCATACTATGGCTGGATATAATGTATTTGGCTCTATGAAAACTGAATTTGATGTTGATGAAGAAATATTTGTTGATAAAGTAGAGGGTGGAATAAATAATGATAGAGCTGCATTAATATTTAATTTTTTAATGGAGCAGATAATGGCTTCAGACACTGATAGTAATGGTAAATATGTGAATAGGTCTGGATTATCAAGACATCAGATTAGAGAGTTCAAAAAAAGAATGAGGGGTGTTAATAACACTGAACATGTACAAGAGCTTTTAGATATACTACAAGGCAACAAAGAAAAGCCTTCAATGAATAATATGTCAAATATCTCTAAAGATTTTTGGCTATTAGTAAGAGCAATGCAAAAACTTAATTATTTAGCTAAAGAAAAGCAATCTATAATAGCTGATGATAATAAGATGATTAGCAAAAATACTATTAGAGATGAAATTCTTAATGAGATAAATACTATTAATGCTAAAAGAGAAGCAACATTAGAAAAGAAATTTAAAAATCCATTAATTAAGAAATTTGTTAAATGGTCAAATAAACAAATAACAGATTTTTTTATTACACCATATTTAACTGCTAAATATTTAGCTGGAGAAAATTCAGTATTTATGGATTTATTTTATCGTGCATTAGATAATGCTGATACTAATAAACTAAAAATACTTCAACAGTTTGATAAAGATTTAGCTTTGTCGGAAGAAGATAAAAGAATGTTAGGAAGATTTTCTTCTTTTTCAGATCCTAAAGGAACAATTGATTCTTATAAAGGTGCAACTATAGATATAAAAATTGGTGAAGATTCTAAACAAAAGATTAAATTAACTGATGGAGAATTACTTTCTCTTTATATGACATTAAAACAAACAGGTGATCAATCTATATTTCCTGATTCTGATAGTCCAGCTGTTACATTAATTAAACAAGGTTTTCATTTAGATAAAATTGAAGGTAGACCTGGTATGGCTAAAACAAAATACAATTTTACTGTAGGTACACAAGAACAGATTATAAATCATATAGAGTCTAATCCTTCATTAATGAAAGTTGTTAAAAATGTAAATCAATCTCTTGATAATTTATATATACCATTAAATAAAACATTTAAACAACAAAATGGTTTTGCTTTACCTAAGTATGAAAATTATTTTCCAGTAACTACTTTTTTTGGTGCTTATGATATGAAAACTCAAAAGAAAAATATTGAGAATTTTAAATCAATAAGAGATAGAGTAGGTTCTGGACAGCCATTAATTATTTCAGATGTTAATAAAGTATTAGCATATCATTCACAAAATGCTGCTTCATATTCAGCTTACGCTATACCAATAGAAAATAATAGAAAAATTCTTAGAGATTTAAAAAATGAATTTGCTGGTGGTGGAAAAGAATATGCTACTATCAATAGATTAATAGACCAAGCAGAAGGTAAATTAGTTCAATTAAATGATCCTACATTCCTTTCAACTTCTGAAGGAGAAAAAGATTTTTCTAATTTACTAAATAAAGGTATGAGTAATTTTGCTGTTGCTGTATTGTCATGGAATATACCTGTAATGATGAAACAGCCTATTTCATATATGGCTGCAAGAGAAATGATAAATGCTAAATATTTAGCTAAAGCTGGATGGGGTGCGGGAGGTATTGCCGGTATTACTCCTGGTCAAATATTTAAAGCAATAAAATATACAGGAGTTAAAGAAGGTAAAACAGTATTACCTTTTGAGTGGCAAATGGATGAAAAGAATCCTACTTATCAAGATATTATAAAATGGTCTCCAAAATTAACTGCAAGATTTGATGGTGCTGTTTCTAAAGAAATGGGTGAAGCTATGTTTGAAAAAACATTTGGAAAAGATGAAATAACAATACCAGGTCTTAAAAATAAAGATGGTAATAACTATAAAGTATCTCGTGCAAGATTAATGGAAGGTATTAAGATATTTGATGCTGCTACTGTAATGTCTATATGGAAAGCTGTTAAAGCAGAAACAGCAGAAATGCATCCAGAATTAAAAGAAGGTAGTGATGAATATATGGAGCATGTAGCTCAAAGAACTGAAAATATAGTTAATGCTACACAACCTACATTTGATTTAATGAATAGAACAAATTTAAGTTCTATGAAAAATCCTTTTGCAAGAACATTTTCTATGTTTGGTTCTGCAAGAAGTAAATTAGGTGCATTAATGATAGATGGTTTTTATGATATGATTACAAACCCTACTAAAGAAAACAAAAGGAAATTTAGAAAAAGAATGTTCAATTTAGCTGTATTAAATGGTTTAGCTATTTCTATGGCTAATGCATTAGCAATGGGTTTTGATTGGGAAGATGAAGATAAAGATGGTGAATTAGTAGATGATATTGGAAATTGGACAACTTATCAAATGATTAATGCGTCATTTGGTAACTTATATTTTGCTGGTGAAATATCAAGGTTTGTAACATCAAGAATTGATGATGCTCCTTGGCGAAGTGAAATAGAAAATCCATTAGAAGTTGTTTTAAATGATGGATTAGAGGCGGCTGTTAAGATAGTTCGAGTTGGAAAAACAGATAAAAGAACTGGTGAATGGAACTATACAATAGATGATGGTATGCTTGAAATGCTTGATGTAACAACCAAGATGATAGGAGTGCCAAATAAATTAATAAAAACTCCACAAAATTCTTATGAGTATTTTTTTGGAGAAGATGAATAATAAAATTAAATTTGTTAAGTCATGGCTTTAGAACTGGATTTTGAATTAAGTATTACGGACTGTTGTGATGAATTACAGTTCTGTGATACAACCTGTAAATTTGATCCAAATAAACCAGCGTTATGTTGCGATGGATATGGCGCTTTAGGAAATCCTAATATTCAAGATATATATTCCACATCATTTAATTGGATTTTACCTGATGGTTCTCATTATAATAATGTTAATCCTTTATTTGTACAAGGGCTTCCAGCCACTTATACTTTTCAAATAACTGGTGGAACTGTTGGAAATGTAGGGGTTGCTATAAATAGCACATATATTGGAACAACATTTTTTCAAACAGATTTAGAGACAACAACTACAGTTTTAGTTAATAGTATAAATTCATTAACTGCTGGTACAGGTTGGTATGCATATAAAGATACAAATGATACTACAGGAACGACTGTAATTATTTCAAATGTAAATAATGGTATAGCATATAATTCAATGACTGTGCTTGTTGATGCTGATGGAGATATGACAACATCTTGGCTTCTTGGCGATGTTACTGCCGGAGCTCGTAATGGAGGTGCTTGTTATACTGTAAACTTAGATGATGTTGTAACTGAGCCATGTTCAGTAGATTCTTTTCCAAATTGGTTAGATGGAGTATATTGTTTAACATATATTGTATATGACCAGAATGGAGTAGAAATAGCAAGAAAAACCAAAAAATTCTTTATAGACTGTAATGCTAAAAATTGTTTAAAGACTCTGATTAAGACTTTGTTAGATGATTGTAAAGATTGTGACGAAGCTGATCCGAGAATAGTTATGTTAAGGTCAAAGTTAGATGCAGCCAGAAATCAATTTGATGAATGTTTATATGATTGCGCTCAAGAAACAATTGAGTCAGTTAGTAAACAATGTAGAAACTTTTGCCTTGATTGTGACTAATGAGTTTTGTAGACGATATAGTAGCTAATACAGCATTTGTTAACTCTTTTAAAGGGAGTATGCCTGTCATACCAACAGTTGATTGGATATGGTGTGATAATGCTACGAAAATATCTATATTTCCTGAATCTCGTTCTGGATTTTATTGTTCACCATGTTTTTTATTAAAAAAATCAGATAGTTGTGATACATTTTATTTATTAGATAGTTCAAATTATTGTGGTAGTGAATTACCTACATGTCCATATACGGTTTTAACGGTTGGAGCACAAGAGTTTTGGTTATTACCAGCTACAGTTAATCAATATAGTGTAGATTTTAAAGGTTGTTGTGATACAGAATGGGAGAATATATTAGGTATAAATACTTTTTCACAAGGAGCTAAAACAGCAATAACTGCTTCAAGGGGTGATGGTTGTTATAGAGTAAATATAACAATAAGTGTAGATGTTTATGAGAATGTTGATATTGGTAGAGTTCCAGATTTAGAATTTAGAGAAACTATTACTAAAACATATTCGTATGAAATTACAATAGATTGTTGTAAAGTGTTGAAAAAGAACTTAATAGAAAAAGTAAAATGTAAATTAGGTTTAATATCTTGTAAGATTAATACTAATGAAACAATAGGTAAAAAAACAAGTCATTTATATAATGACATGTATAGATTGTTAAATATATTATGGGTTTTAGAGAATTTTCCTTTGGATTGTAAATGTATTCAATCTTTAAAGTGTGGATTTGATAAAATAAAAAATTGTTAATTATGGGCGGTAATTGTTGCGATAATAAAGAAAGTATTTACCTCAGTGATATTATTTATGACTGTGAAGAATTTCAGTGTCCTGGATTTCCAGAATTATCTTTAACGCATTGTAAAGATATGTGTTATGTCATTGATGTTATAATGACTGCAATATGTGATTTAAAAGGCGCTGTTGGTTTTACTAATGTAAATGTTGGTGGTGGAGAACAAGTATTTAGAGATTCTATAGGAATAAATGAAAACTTTAGAACATTAGTAGCTGGACCTTCAGGAGATGTTAGTGTAGCTACTGTTGGAGATACTATAGAAATTGATTTTATAGGTGCTGATTTAAATACAACATATGATCTTACATCGGTTCAAAATGGAAGTGATAGCGATATAACTTTAACTGGTTCTGATGCTACTACAGATATAGTAAAACTTGTAGCTGGAACAAATATTACAATAACAGATACAGGTTCTAATATTACAATAGATGCTGCTGGTGGTGGAGAAGTTAATACTGCTTCAAATGTTGGCACAGGAAATGGACAAGTATTTAAACAAAAGACTGGTGTTGATTTAGAATTAAGAACACTTAGAGAAGGTTATGGTATTGATATTTCTACAGGTACAGATGAAGTTACTACTGGTGTAGATTTAACAAATTTTTCTATAGAATTTGGAACTTTAGGTATTGTAATTCCAGCTTTTACATCGCCTCCTACTGTAGCTAATCAACATGCTCCAGCGCAATATACAATTCCTGCAGATGCTAATTATCATATTAATATAACAGGTAATTGTACATTAAATAATGGAGATGAAGCTGCATTTTATATTATTCAAGAATTAGGAGGAGTTTGGAGTGTGATAGGTCAAAAATATCCACATACTTTTGGTGCTGGTGATGGTTCTATTATAACTTGGAATTTTAGTTTGTCCAATACAGTATTCTTAAATTTTGGAGCAATTATAAATTTAGGATTTGAAAAGACAGCTGGTGCTCCAACATTAAATAACATTTGTTTAAATGTAACAAGAATTGATTAAAAAATTATACTATGGGTTGTTGTTCTAATAAAAAAAGTAAAGTACAGAGTTGTGGTTGCAAACCTTCTGAAGAAGGAACATTTAATATAGTAGCTCCAAGTAAAGATTTTGATCCACGAGAGTTTGATATAAATATGTCGGCTACTTTAGATGCAGAAGTTTTTTTAGAAGCTGATTTTGTAATTTGGTATGATAGAATTAGTTGTGAAGGAGATATTACAGTTTCATTTTCTACAAATGATGTTACTGTTGAAAAAATATTTGTTGGCTTTCCTGGTATTAATGAATTTACATCAAGAGTAATACCTTCTTATCAAAGTACTGCTGTAGTTGGAGATTTATATATTAGATTTGTAGGTGTACCAGCTCCTGGAACAGTAGTAACATTTTTTGTAACCCATGAAGGTTGTGGAACTAAAAAAGTACAAACAGGTACAGCTTTAATACCTTAAATTATGAATAATACATTAAATAACAATCCTAATAATTTTAATAGCTGGCAAGAAGCTGTTAAGAATATTTATGGTGTACTACATAATTTAGGTGGTTCTTCTACATTAGAAGTTAATGATAACTTAGTATTAGAAGGAACTACAAATGCATCTACATCACAAGCTATATATGGAGTTAATGTTATAACAACTTCTACAACTTCTGATTTAGCTACAAGATTACCTGATGCTAAAACTGGAAGGCAAGTAGTATTTATAAATAATTCTTCAATGTCTATATTAGTTTTTCCATCAGTTGTAGGAGGAAAAATAAATGGTGTTGTAGATGGTCAAGCTTCTATTCCTAATGATGGTAGAGCTTATGTTTTTTATTGTACAGATAATCCACTTCCAGGTGCGTGGTCGTGGAATCCACCAGCTGTAGGACAAATACAACTTCCAAGAATTAGTGTTTCTCACACTAATGGAGTAGGTACTGTTGCGTATGGAGTAGGTGTTTCTGGAGCTCAATTAATTAACCCTCCAGGACCATATTGGTATGATGATATAAATATAACTGGATTTCCTATTGCAAGCGGAGGAATGCAGTTAACTTTTGTTCCTGGTCAAGATTATTGGGCTACAGCTAATTTTAATCCTGTCAGAACACTTATAACAACAAAAGTATATTCAAATTTTCTTCCATCAGATGCTGTTGTTCCGAGTCAAGTTCCGACTATTGGTAGATATGTGTCTTATAGTAATGGTAGTGGATTTAATAATTATACTGCTTCTTCACTTGGTTTAAGTACTTTATTTGGAGGACAAACTGTTCCAACCGGTCCTACTAATGTTCCAGCTCAAATAGGTGATGTTGATACTCTTTATTGTATTCAACCAGAAAATTTAGTACAAATACCTCCAGCTGAAACAAGCGCTATAGGAATTGGTCCTAATGGTAATCATTATTATACTTTTAGAATAAACATTCCATCTACAGCTGTAACCAAAGTATATGAATTTGATATATTTTTAGAACATGATTAAAATTAAAAATAAATAAAAATGGAAAAAAAAAAAAAAAAAGAAAATGGAGTTGCTATAAGTAATATTTATAGCAATAAAGATTTAATTGAGCTTAATATTGCATTTACTCAAATATTAGATAATTGTACTAATATGAATGGTAAATTTATTTATGCTATGCATAAAAATATTAAAACTATTAAACCGTATTTAGATACTTTAAATGTTACAAGAAATGAAATAATTGAAACATTAGTAGAAAAAGATAAAGATGGTAAACCAATTCTTACAGAAGATGAAGAAGGAAAGCCAAAATTGTCATATAAAGGAAAAAATGAAGAAAAAGCTAAGTCAAAATTTAATGAAGTTTTAAAAACAGAAAATGAAATTCATTTTCACTTAATAAATTTAAAAGATTGGGAAAGTGTTAATGGATTAAATTTGAATAAAATTACGGGATTGGCTTTATTCATGGATAGAATGTTAACAGAATGAGAAAGGATATAACAGTACCATTATTAATAAAAGCGATGAATAAGCTTGGACATACTGTGTTTGAGCATGATTTAAGCCCTTACAATTTAAATATTGTAGGTATAAGAGCTGCTAATCCTAAAGTAAATGACTTTAATGGGTTAATGACTGTTTTTTGGAAATATGAAGGTAATTGGAATTTGATAATGATGCAGTGTACTACATTACCTGGATTATATTGGCTTGTCAATCCTTCCAATCCATTAGGCTGTGCTATTTTAAAAGAAGGTCAATATCGTTCAACATATTCTGTAGACAAACATTCTGGCAAGTACGATGCTTTGTGCCAGAGGTTGGCTCCCGTCACTGTTTACAGAGATAATGATCGTGATAGAGAATATGATACAATACAAGGAACTGAAAATACAGGTATGTTTGGTATTAATATTCATAGAGCACATCAAGATTATGAATTAGAAACTGTAGATAAATATTCAGCTGGTTGTCAAGTTATACAAGACCCTGATGAATTTGCAGTGTTTATGGCTGTTGTAAAACAAGCTAAAGAAGTATGGGGTAATAAATTTACCTATACATTAATAAATGAAAACGATTTAAATTAGAAATTATGGCAAGTAGTTCAGATATATCATTAGACTTAATACAAAAAGGTGTTACAAGAACTCCACAATTTACAAGAGCTGCTGGTGCAGGTACTGTAGAAAAAGGAGCTCGTTCAGTTACTTTTTATAATGCTGGAGCTGTAAATGCAACTGTATTAGGAACAAATTTATTACCACAAGAAAAAGTAACTATTGATGGTGGTGGTCAATCAGACCATTTAAATGAAATAGCTTATGATGGTACAGGAACTGATTTAGTAATCGTAACAATTATATAATTATGGCAATTACAGATTTTGATAAAATATCAACAGGAGGTGGTGGTGGAGGCGTTACTGGTGTAACGGCAACAGCTCCTATTACATCAACAGGTGGTGCTACTCCAGATATTGGAATTACATCTGCAACTCCACTTACAGATGGTTCTATGAGTGCATCTGATAAAAATAAATTAAATGGTATAGCTCCTGGAGCTCAACCAGGTACAGTAACAAGTGTTGTTGGTACTGCTCCTATTTCAGTTGTTGCTTCACCTACAGCTCCATCTGTGGGAATTACTCAGTCTGGTGTAGGTACTGATGGATATTTAAGTTCAGTAGATTGGAATACTTTTAATAATAAAGGAGATGGTGTTGTAACAACACTAACAACTATTGGTTCGGGTGCTGCAACTTTAGTAGGTGATACTTTAAATATACCAACTCCAACAGGAACTGGAGATATGTTAGCAGCTACTTATGACCCCACAGGTGTTGCTGCTGATGTTTATGATTATGCTAATGCTTTAGGTATTACACAAATAACAGACGATATAATTACAGCTCCTACATTAACTGGAAATGTAGATAATTGGAATCCAACAGGTTTTGCAGATGCCAATATGATTAGAGTAGATGTAGATGCAAATAATAGAGAAATAACTGGTATGATTGCTCCATCAGCTGGAGTTAATAGAATTGTTAGAATTAATAATCTAAATTCAGGGAGTTTTGATCTTAAGTTTAAAGAAAATGATGCAAGCTCTGATGCTGCAAACAGATTTTTACTTAGAGATAATGGTGATAAAGCAATTAAACCAAATGAAACAGCTGCTTTTTGGTATGACCATACATCTTTAAGATGGAGACCTTTAAATAGAATAGGATAAAATTAATATAATGGCAAGAAAATTTTATAAAGAAAATAACGAAGCTATTCCAGCTATTAAGTTTGAAAATAGTTTACCTACTGGTTTTACTGAAATTACAGATGAAACTGAAATTAAAAGATTGTATAAAATTCAATATGGATATAGAATTTCTGATGGTAAAAATTTTGTATTAGATTTTACTACTGAAAAATATGTTGATGTATTAAATGGTACTTATACAGAAGCAGAAGTATTTGCTTTAGAAAATCATATTAAAGATTTATATGACCAATTAAATAATGGTTGGTGGTTGACTGCTCAAAATACAAATTCTGTATTAATTTTGGATGGTATTTATAATCAAGCAATGAAAGATAGCATTCAAGCTATTATAGATGAATATGTAACGAATAATTATTAACAACACAAAAAAGAAAAAAAATGAGAATTAATGAAGATCCCAGACAATTTAACAATTGGATTGAAGCAATTGTAAGAGTTTTTAGATATTTAAATAGTGCTTTTACAAATTTAGATTTATTGTCAGACAAAATTTCAACTGAAAGTGAATCTTCTACTATCCCGGCACCTTTTTTACAAAAAACAGCTACTCAAATTACTTATGATGATGGTACAATATTACAAGGTTGGAAGTTAACTGGTGGTATGCTTTTAACTGGTGCTAATATGTATGCAGAAGCACAAGGTACTTTAACAATACCAGCAGTTCCTGAATTTGAAGGAAGTGAAGGTTTTTACATTGCATATGATACAAGAGGTTCAGTAAAGTGTATTAATGAAATAGATGAAAATCAAATTGATATTGTAAATGCATTTGCATCAGGTGCTGATATGACTGATATGACAACACAAGTTGCTAATAAATCAGATTACATGGGATTATCATTAGATGATGATGATAATGGAATATATGTAATAATGTTAAATGCTGCTGCTGGTAATGCTAATCCAGCTGAAGCTGAAGTATTTTATCAATTTGAATTTTTATGTTACTCAGAAGTAACTCCAACATTAAGTTAATCATTAAAATTATAATATCATGGAAGAAAAATTTGCACCCGAATTAACAACTAAAGATAAAAGAGTCCAAGAAATGGCATTTTCTGATGTAAGATTATCAGAAAAAGCAATTACTGAAACAGTAGCAATTCAACCAAGAATTGCAGTAAAAAATGCTGATGAAGAAATTCCTGTTCCAGAAGATAGTAGATTTGAAGAATTTACTGAAGATGAATTAGCCACTATGAAAGAAGAAGTGGTTGAGATTAAAGAAGATCCTGGTTCAACTGCTGATGAAAAAGCAGCTGCTGACATTTTAGAAGAGGTTGTTATAAGAGAAAAACAAGTTAAAGAAAGAGAAAGAACTAAAGTAAAAGTAAGATATGGAGATTCAAGAAATATGTTTAGTTCTATTAAACTATACAAAGCTCCAGAAGTTGGAAGTGATTCATATTTGAAAATCTTAAAATATTCTCAATTAAGAGAATTAGGTATTGTATGGTTAGAGGGAAGAGGTTTTTCTGGTGGTTCTTTAGTATTATCAGATAATATTAAAAGAAGAGTTGCTGGTTCACCGCTTGCTTTATCAGGTGCAGCTCAACCAGAAGTTAAATATTCTGATTTATGATAACGATAAACGAAAATCCGAAAGCATTTAGGAATTGGGATTCTGCTGTTATTAGAATTTATGAAATTTTAAGAGCATTAAATGCCGGAGGTGGCGGTGGTGGACTTTTTGGTTCTACATATTTTGTAGCTCCAGAAGGTGAAGATGATACTGCGGCTGTTGGTAGTTTATCTAATCCTTGGAAAACAATAAGTGCTGCAAGGGATCAAGCTGTAGTTGATGGTCTTGCTACAAGTTTAATATATGTATTTCCTGGTGTTTATGATGAAACTGAATTACAGTATGATGGTGGAAATATTTATTTAGAGGCAGGAGTATTAATTCAGCCAAGAGCTCGAATAAATGGAGTTGGTGCTTCAATGGTAGCAGTTAATGTAGGAGAAAAGAAATTTACTTTTGCGGGAAATTGGGCTGTTTATTTACTACCTGGAGAACAATTTCAAGTTATAGGTGGGGCAAATGCTGGAAAATATACTATAGCTTCAGCAATAGATAATGGTCCAAATGTAGATGTTTTTGTTGCTGAAGTAGTTCCTTCAGCTTCTGTTGCTGGTTATTTACGAAATACAAGAGCAGTATTTGTTGTAGGGTATGACCCTATATATGCTCCAATTACATCTCAAGCTGATAGTTTTAAAGTATTTGGTGAAGGAAGTATTAATATTGTTGAAACATTAGACAATGATTGGTCTGGTGGAGTTATAAATGTTGGTTTTGATGGAGATGCTTACTTAGAAGGAGTTGATTATAGACAGCAACAAGGGGTAATGATTTATGTTGAAGATGAAGGAAAATTAACTGTAAATGTAAGTACATTAGAAGTATATGGAACTGGTGGTTATTGTATTACAGCAAGAGATAAATCAGATACAGCTATCAATGCTGATAGATTAATAAGTAATGGTTCATGGGCTTTTTATATTAGACAAGGTGTTGACCCTACATTTACAGGACAATGTGTTATAACAGCTAATAGAATAACACAAACTACTAATTTTCAACCTCTTGCAGTTCAAAATATGTCTGCGGGTAGGGTATTAATAAATTGTCCTATTGTTGAATCTGAAAATTATTCTTTAAATTTTAATGTAATTAGTGGTGGTTCTATTACTTTCAATGGAAATATAATAGCTACAACTGGAACTGGTAATGGATTAATTGGACAAAATATGTCTGGTGGAGAAATCATTGTGAATGGTAATATTGAAGTAGAAGATGGTAGAACATTACAGGTATTAGGTGGAATGACTGGTGGAGAAATTTACATTAATGGTGATCAAAAAGTTGTTAATGGAAATGATGTAGAAGCAATTGTTATTACAGGAACAAGTTGTGCATATAGATTTAATGGTAGAATTACTAATACTAATGGTGGTGCATTATGTACTGGAATATTAAAAAATGGTGGAGATTGTGTTATTGATACTGTTACGATTATTTCAGATACTGATAGTATTGATGCTTCTACCGCACAAAATATAATTGTTAATCATAGTCTTGCAGCAAATCAAGCTCTTGATGCCAATATTACTAATATTGTTACAGGAAGTTTGGTTACTATAGACGCAAATGTTAAATAATGGCTCACGAAAGTAATAATTCAGATGCGGATCAAATTTATTTTGAAATGTTTGGTTACTATCCTTGGGAAGTACCACAAAATCCAATTGAACCTCATCCTCCCGAAAATGAATAGCGATGCAAGAAATGTTTTTAAATGTGACTACTCCAGATGACCTACATGTAAATGTAAAAGATGTTGTATATATTGTAGGAATTTTAGTAACTTTATTAACAGCGTGGTTTAAATTAAAGCACGATAACGATAGGCAAACTGAAAAAATTAAAGAATTAAGTATCAGAGCTGATCGTTATTATAACGAATGTAAAGAAGAATTTATGAATGCTAAAAATGGCCGAGTTTCTATTCGTAGAGATGTTGATGATAAGGTTAAAGCTGTTCAAAATGAAGTTACTAAGAATAGAGAAACATTTAGTACAGAAATTACTAATATCAATAATAGCTTAACAGCTGTTAAAACAGATACTGCGGAAATTAAAGGTATGATTTCTACGCTTTTAAACAAAAAATAACTAACTTTAATTAAAATTTTCAATTATGAAAGGTAAATCACATGATGGATGGAGTGGATTAAGAAAAGGTAAAGCTAAAGATATGGCTAAACCAGCTCCACAAGCTAAAACTTACGGTGGTCTTAAAAATTCTACAGACATTAGGCCTCAGTCTAAGTAATGCCATTTACAAAAATTACTAAGGGTAAAAACAAAGGCAAGTATAGATCTCCTTCTGGAAAGGTATGGAGCTCTAAACAAATGCGTGCATACTATGCTAAAAAGAAAAAGAAATGAGATATACTTATTCAAAACCTAAAGTAAAAAAGAAAAAGACTTCTAATAAAAGTAAAAAGTCAAAAACTAAATCTAAGAAAAAATGAAAAATCGTTTATTTTCTAATTATGTTACAACAATCCTGGGATTGTTAATCATTGTTTTTTGTGGAGTAATGGTCTTTTTGGAGAAATCATCAGTTCAAGATATGGCTGGATGGTTTGCTACTGGATTATTATTCTTAAGATCTAAAGACTCTCTAATTGCGCTTCCTAAAGAGGATAAATAGCATCCTCTTAATTCTGTTGTTAATAGCCTGTTCGCCACAAAAGAGGTTGAACAGGTTAATTGACAAGCATCCAGAATTATTACAACAAGATACTTTAAATTTAGTAATACATGATACTGTAGTAATAGAATCAGTTTCACACGATACTACTACACAGTTAATTTATCATGACTCTACTATTATAGTTAATAATGAAAAGGTATTTGCTAAATATTACTATGACACTATAACAAGGGAATTTCATCATTATGTTGAGTGTAAAGGAGATACTGTAACTGTTATTAAAGAGATAGCAGTTCCGTTTGAAAAAGTTGTTGTTGTAGAATTGACTTGGTGGGAAAAATGGCGTGATACCATAATAATTGTCGGAATAATTATATTATTGTTAATACTTTTTAAGAAGTTTGGTAAAGTATTACTTTAAAATAATTATATTTGAGAATGAGTTATAGAGAAGTAGAAGTAGATGTTATAGTAGGAGATAAAAAAATACCTTATACATTTAATGTAGATGCTATTAATTATTATCGTACTTTTTCGGATAACTCAGGAACATTAAAGACTATGATATATTTAAAAGGTTCTTTAAAAGGAGTTATTTTAAATATTGGATATGAGACTTTAAAAAGCCAACTACAACAAAGTAATGAAGTGTATAATTATATACTTTCATTAAGCCCAGAAGAATTTAAGCATATTAAATCATTAATGGGTAGTATAGAATACAAATAATCGCGTTTCTTCATATATCCATAGTAACCTGGATAAGTAAAAAAGAAAAGGAGCTCTCAAAGGCTCCTTTTTCTTTCTTGAATGAATCTTTTTCTAACCATTCGTACATCTTCAGTTAATCTTGTAATTTTTTTATACAAGTGTTTATCTGAAAATAAATAATTTTCAATAGATGTTTTAGCGTGTAATACTGTTGCGTGGTCATAACCACCATAAGCATCGCCAATTTTCTTAAGTGTTTGGCTACTCATACTATTGTATGCTAAATACATCATTAATTGTCTTGCAAATACATATTTGCGTTTTCTTGATCTTTCGAAAACTTTATCTTTATCAATATCAAATTCTGAACATACCAGTTCTTTAATGAATTTATATCCATCAAGATTCATTCCTGGTATTGCCATGTATGATATTTTTATTACAGTTTCCGTTTCACATATTTCTTCATTAGTAACTGACATAATTCTTCAGGTTTTATTTCCATATATTGAGCTATATTGATTATATAAGAAAAAGGTATATCTCCTTTGTTAAAATGATGTTGTAACAATTGAGGAGATACACCAATAGTACGAGCTAAATCGCTCTTATTGATTTTACATTTTTTGCAAAACTTATGTAAATCAAAAATTATAATCATATGCTTCCAAAATAACAGAAATTATTTACATATTCTTTATCGTAATTCTTTAAATTATTTCTATGAACATTTAAAAGGTGTCGGTATTTTTCTCTTCCAGCATCTAATGTATCTCCAGAAACTTCATATATACCTACAGTATATGGAAATGTCTTTTCTACATTAATAAACCAAAATTGATTTACACCTACTATATCACAATAAAAAGCAGCTTGTCTATCTAAATGATATTTATTTACTTCTCTTTTAAAATTATATGGATTAGGAACATCTTTAAAGCCTTTTAAATCAACTATATAGTTTCCTACATTAATTGCATCTACTTTGCATTTACAATTAAATCCTTCTAACTTTTTCCAATAAGCAATTTCTTTTTTAGTGTTTTCTAATAATTGTACAGCTTGAGGTATTTTATCTAATTTCTCTGCAATACATTTAATATCACAATACCAATCAAAAGATATTTCATCTTTATCTTGATTTTCCACTATAAGCTGTACTTTCCATTCTTTATAAGCTTTTGTAGCTCTGGGCTTTGCGCCACCTATTTCATCACATTTAGCTTGATCGTCTATATACCAAAATCTTTTATCAAATTCTTCAAATTCTAATATATAGCAATGTAAAGCTCTACCGTCTATGTACGCTTGTTTTTGTTGTCTCCAGGCTGGATATTTTATATAAGCATCAAAATGTTCAGGAGAATCATTAATGTATTTTAACATTGAATTTGAAATGTACTTAATATCATTATAATATTTAGCATCATTCCATTCCAAAACATTGTTTGGCTCATATTTCTTAATTTCATTCATGAAATCTTTGGCTTGACTACTTGGTATTAATCCCATTTTCTTTTTTTCTTTGCTTTAAAAGGTTTTTCTCTAACAGGAGGTAGTTCTTGTTCATATTCATCTCTTGTTAAGAAGAAAAAGTCTTTTTTTCTTTTGTTTAAGTATTTGACAAATAAAGTCAAATCAAATTTCTTTTCTTGACGCACTATAACATATTCAGGAAAATAAGTTAATTTTTTTTTATCTTCTTCTGAAATGTCTACATCTTTTAAAAGATTCTTAACTGCAACATCTTTCCCTTTATAATCAATTAAGACTTTTTTAGGGGGATCATAAGTTATTGTACAATATTTAGAAGTCCTAAATAAAGCTAACCATTTTTTGACTACAGATACTTTGTAATTTGTCCAAATTACTCCTTCTCTATCATAATCATCTAATAGAAATACTTGATTAAGATACTTCGTATTTAAATTGTTTAATAGTTTTGACATTTTTATACTTCAATTTTCTTGGTTTGAAAGATTTGTCTGTTAACAAATATCTTTCTGGTGTAAAAGTTTTATTAAATATTTTATCTGGTGTAACTATTTGTATGTATTTACCGTATTTATCCATTACCCACTTAATATTAAGTGTTGCTAATCTTGTCATGTTCTGAAAATCAAAACTCCCTTTTATTTCCCAAATTGATTCATTTCTTTGAGCAACAAAGGGAGCTGTAATCTTTTCATTATCTTCTAAATTTTGATAAAATAAACCTTTAGCAGAGTAATCCCATTTAACTACAACATCGGGAGTATATGAATGAGGTTGTAAAATAGTAGTTTCCATTTCTTTATCATCAACTCTTTTCATTGGTTTTATCCAATTATGAGTTATTTTTTTAGATAATGGAAATGAATAATCTTCAAAATTATAACTATCTACATACCCATGATTTAACAAGGTTTGTAAATACCAATCTATATACTTTTCTTCATTGCTATCAAATGATCTTCTCATAAAGCTTCCTTATTTTATCTTCATATTCAATAAATAACCAATCGATTTTTATTTCAAATTCCATAAATAATAGTTCTAACTTTTCTTCCATTTCAGTATTTCTAAATGTTTAGCTTTAACTTTTTTATTAAATTCTGGTTTTTTTTCTGCTTCATTATGACAATTTCTACATAAACCAGCTAAGTTTTCAATAAAATCTTTTGTTTTACTACCACCCATTCCACGAGCTTCAATATGATGTACATCTACAGCTCTGGAAGAACACATTTCACAAGGTATAAAATCTTGTTCTCCATACCCAAAATGCTTAAGGTATATCCTGGTGTGTTTCCTCATTGGTAGAAAATATATTTTCACAAGTTATTTTAATAAATAACCATAAAAGTCTTAATCCCCATCCTATAACTAAATAGATAGAGATAAATAATGCTGTTATAAATCCTAAAAATCTATATATCATGATTAATTGCTAAATATTTTAAAACCATTTTATCAGTTACCTGAGCCGGTTTAATATTATAAAATCTTGATGTTTCAAAATACCATCTGTTTAATTTCTCTTGTAATTTTACAATTTTACTTGCCATCTTCTTTTGGTTTTAAAGATTTTGCTTTTCTTATCGCTTCTGAGGATTCAAAATCCAATTGCATTATTCTGTATCTATCGCTCATCTTCTTTTGGTTTTAAATCTTCTTCTGTTATACCATTTATAGCATAACTTACTTCATTTAAATTTTGTTGTAAAAAAGTTCTTTGACAATTTTCACTATTATTGCCATTAATTGGCATAGTCTGAATATGTTCTTCTAATTTGTCTAAAAGATTTTCAGCTTTATTTTTAAATTTTTCTAATTTATTCATTTTAAAGTCCAATTTGATTCATAAAGTTTTCTTCATTAGGATCTGGAATATCAATTCCTTTAGAAGCCCAATGAGCTTGTATAGACTGCTTAAAGTCATTAAACTGTATAGTATTCATACTTTTAGTAGAAATATCGTTAAAAACCATTATTTCAGTTCCTAATACATTTAAAGTACTAAACTTAGAAGATGATATAATAGCTTTATGATAAGCGTGTATTTCTTCTTTAGTAAATAATTCGCCTTGTATATTGTATAAATCTTGTGTAATTTTCTTTAAAGCAACGCCCCAATACCATCTATTTTGAGCATCAGAACGATTTTTCTTATGTTTCTTAATATTTATTACAATATTCTTACCTTCCATTGATGATATAAAAGATTTTACCTTTTCTTCTTCAAGAAAGATTAATTTACCGTTTTCTATTTTAGTTAAAAATTCCATAGTATTTAATTAACAAGGCGCACCAAAGTACGCCTTGCAATCTTAGAATGGTAAATCATCTCCTTCAGTATCTCCAATAGAGTTATCATCATCAAAACCTTTGTCACTTGCTGGCTTGCCTTGTTTGGCAGCAGCTTGTGACGGCTTGTGTTCTGATTCCCAATCAGCTAATCTTTCTTTAAATTGTTCCATCTTAGCCGGTTTTAAAGGAGTAAAGAAATAAGATTGATTACCTTTAATGGTATCGTGTTCAGCAGCACAAAAACTATATTCAATAGCAGTTTTAATTACTGGCTTATTGTAATTGTCTTTGTCTTTACCAACATATTCAATTTTCTTAAATAACGCTTTAACTCTGTTACCTATAACAGATTTAATAGCATCTTCACCATCTAAAGTATCATTATAACTTGCATTTGCTAAAAATTCTTTAAGTCTTTTTAACTTAAATTCTCTTGCAGTATCAGATTCTTTACCAGTAATTCTATAAAATGTAATGGTATTTTCTTTCTCAGATTCTACATCTTGTACTGTAAATTCTATAAAAGGATTTCCTTTGTAGTCTTTTTTACTTTCAGATGTTTGATATCCTGTTATCTTAACAATAAAAACACCAGGCTCGTTTATATACTTGCCTGAGTTTTTAAAGTCTTTTACTAAGTTTAATTCATCATTTAGATTCATCTACTTTTTCTTTTTTTGGTTTAACTTTCTTTTTATCCCATCCATAATATTTATCAACTTCATTTAATATAGAATTAATATCATTCTCCATTATTGGAGGTAACATTTCCATTGGTGATTTAGCTGATATTCTATTATATCCAGGTTGTTTATTTGTAATAAATCGATATTCTTGCTTATCATTAATTTCTTTAGCTTCAGAATAAACTACTATTACAAATTCTTTTTCTACTTTTTTCTTCCAACTACCATCTACAGCTATAAATCTTTCTTCAACTCCAGAATCTCCTTCAACGAATTGATCTATACCTATAAAAATTATGTATTTATCTGTATTCTTAGACATTTCCATAATTTTCTTGATTTCATTCTTATAATAATCCCATACATCAAAACCATCATATAATGATTTAGCTTTCATGTAAATAAGCTCTATTAAAGAAGTAAAGCTTTCAATTACTATAATATCAATCTCAGGATTTTCAATTGCTTTAGTTAAAGCAGTTTTAAATAATTGTAGAGAATTAATTGGTACATTAAGTTTAAATTCAATTCCTTTTCTAAAAGGAAGTGCTTTTTGTTCAGTATTTAGTATTACTGTTCTTTCAGGTGGTAAATTACGCATAGAGGTACTTTTACCAGTCCCTGATGGGCCGCAAATAAAAATATTCGGTTTCATTAATTTTTGTAAATAAGAATTACTAATTCATTTTCTATTACTTCTTCGTATTCTTTCTCTTCTTTAGGTACACTTTGAATTTGTTTTGTACCCATGTTAATCATTTCGCAAAATTTGGTTTTACATCTATGCATTGTAGTTATTTCTACTAATCTTTGCAATAATGCAAAATCTTTCATAGTTGTATTTTCTTTTAAGCGAATATTAACTTCTTTCAAGTAATTATCTTGACGGTATTTGTATTTTGATACTTTTTTAAAGTACATAGTTTTCAGATTAAATTTAAAAATATACTTTAATCTTTGCAAATTATTTATACTTTTTTTGGTGTTTTCTTTTTCTTAAATTTATATTCTTGCCCTCTTTGAGCATTTTATTCTTATACCTTTTTAATAGTTTTATTTTGAAATACCCTTTAAGGTTTATTTCTTCATTGTTCTGTAAGGCATTACGAAATCCATCAAAGAAATGGAAAACCACAATGTGAACAACAGCTTTATCAATTCCTAATTTCTTAGAAATCTCTGTTATAATTTTCGAATGCTTGTAATTTTTCATTTTCTAAAAATTCAATTTCGGATGCAAACTTTGCAAATTGACTTATATACTTAAGGTTTTCATTTCCAATACCGGTTGATCTTCCTTTAGCAATAATTATTTCAACATTTTCTATTTCAGGTATTCTTTCTTCAATTTCATAATAAGCTGCTCTATAAACAAACATTACCATATCAGCATCTTGCTCAATGGCTCCTGATTCTCTTAAATCAGATAATATTGGTCTTTTGTTAGCTCTTTGTGTTACAGCTCTTGAGATTTGAGATATAGCTATAATAACAATTTTTAATTCTCTGCATAACTGCTTGAATGTTCTTGATATTTTTGCTATTTCTTGCTCTCTTGTTCCGTTTCGTTTTGTGTTTGGAATAGTAACTAATTGAAGATAATCTACTATAAAAAATTTACAGTTGTTTTTGATATTTAATTTTCTGATTTTATTACATATATGATTTAAATCTCCAGATTTATCATCAATAAAATAATTTTCATTTTCAAAATATTTAGCAGAATCATAAAAATCATTCCAATCTTTTTCTTTTAATTGCTTTTTTCTGATTTTACCTAAATGTATGCATCCATAAGATGCTATCATTCTTGTAAGTAATTGCTCTTTAGACATTTCTAAAGAAAAAATAGCTACAGGTAAGTTTCTAATAATATGATTTTTAGCAATTTCTAATGCAAATGCAGTTTTACCCATTGATGGAGCTCCAGCAACTATTATTAAGTCTGAAAGTTCCCAACCATATATAAAATTATCTATTTCCTGAATAAATGTTTTAATATAATTCTTACCATCTTTATCAGACATATTATCTATTACGCCTTGTAAAGTTTTAATAGGGTTATATTCTTCAACATCTGCATATTCTTGTAATTCAACAATTTTATCGGTTATTTTAGAGATAATTTCATCTGGATTAACCATATCATTTGAATCTTCGTTAATCTGATTTGCAAGATTTAGCAATTCTCTTCTTTGAGAATATGCCATTAATAATTTAATATGTGTTTTAATATGTGCATCAGTTGATACTCTGTCTGCAATTTCATTAATATAATCAATTAATGTAGCTCCTGTTTTTTCTATAATTCTTGTATTATAACCTTTTGTATTTACTCTATCAGTAACAGTTATAATATCAATTTTTGAATCTTCTGCACATTCTTGAATTGCTGTAAAAACATATCTTGAAGCTTCTGTAGAAAATCCTTTTATATTTACCTGGTCTGCAAATTCATAATATCTGTCAGGGTAATTAATAAAAGTACCTAATACAATTTCTTCTAAATCGTGGTTACTTTGTCCAAAAAATGTACCTTCTTGTAAAAATGTTAATTGGTCGTTCATATTATTTTAATTTCAAGGCACACCAAAGATGGCGTGCCCTGATTAATTAGAAATTTTTAAAGATTTTTTCCATTATATTATCTGTAAAAAATCCTTGATCTTCTGCATCTTCTGAAGTTGGCAACATATTATACAGTTCTTTAACTTCAATATACTTATCTTTTAATATAGCTTCATAACAAGATAAGTGCAATGCTTTAATAGGAAATTTATTGTCAAAATATTCAGTTATTGCTTGACTTCTTTCAATATCTATATTTTTAGGAGAATCTTTATATATTTCATTTATAATATCAGTATCTCCATTATATTTTGCTAAAATATAAATATCTTTCCCATTTATCTCTCCATACCCATTATATGATTTGTCTATAAATACATTGTTAGGTGTAACTAAGACTATTCCATCATTATATTGAGTATGAGCATTTTTGATACTCTCTTTACAATGAGAGCAATTCCAGCTAAAAAATCCCATTATATTGTAACTAATAGTTTACCTGCGATATCTTCAATATCTCTTTTTCTTCTTGTATTACCTGATTGAACACCTACTTGAGTCATTGCTTGAGTTAGTTTCCAAATAGTATTTCTACCTTGAACACCATGTTCTGGGTTGTTATCAGAAAGTATATCAGTTAAAGATTTAACTTCATCTTTTCTCATACCCATTTTAGGAAGTTTTTTGATTTCAGTATCAATATTTACTAATCTGGATCCTGCTCTTTCAATATTTGAAACTTCGTGTAATAGAAATTCAGTATCAAAAGCACTATTAACAATATCTCTTACTAAAGAAGCTTGTGTTTCAGTATCTAATTTATAAGTTTCATTACTTAAAATTAAATTATCAGGTAATTTTTTACCTAAATGAACTTGTCTAATAAGATTATCTCTTGTCATTCCATTTAAACAAACTACTTGCATAGAATATGATTGTACTCTTAAAGCTCCATCTCCATAATCAGAGTTAGAAATTCTAAGTCCAAATACCATATATGTTACACCATTATACTGTGTGTGTACAGGTACAACTTCTGGTAAAATAAATTCTATGTAAGTTCTTGTTTCATCATAACAGCAATCCATTAATTGTGCACCTTGATTCACACAAGCATTAAAAAATTCAGCATATATTTCAGCTGTATTTAATCTTCTATACTTGTCTGATAATACACCTTTAACTTGATTATCAAGAGTTCTTATAAGAAATCTTTTAGGTTCATGATTAATGGTATGTTCATTTAACATTTGAGTAGCTAAATCTCTTTCCCATTGATTTGTACCAGTAGCTAAAGATTTTAGATAGGTTGTTGGTATTCCTAATTTATCTCCTAATTGACCTACAGCATGTCTATGAATTTTTTGATAGTTTCCATCAATATTCATTTGCACAGATCCATTAGCGTAAAATAAATTATAGTTTGTCATACCACCAATTGGCATAATCAAATCTTCAATACCGTTACTTTCTTCTTGAATTTTTCTAATAGTTGGCATTTTATCAGATGCATCACTTAATACTCTGGTAATTTTTTCTTGCAGAATACTCTGCTCAGTTGGATTAATTGTTTGTATTTCCATAATATATTATTAAAACAAAGAGCACCAAAGAGGTGCCCTTGCTTTAAAGTTTGATAGGATTTACAGCCATTGTATCTAAATTCATAAAAACACCATGTTGAGCGGTTCTATAATTTCTAAATAACTTCCATAATAAATTCATACCAAATTCTGCTAATGTTGAATTAACTAATAAATCTTGTTTATTTAAAGCTTCTAAAGTACTACAGCTTGGAGTATCTTCATTTTCTTTTAATTTACCAATAGTTTTTTCCATTTCTATTATAGTAGGCATTGTAGGGTTATTAGCACCTTCAGGTTGGTTTATATGACCCATAGTTCCTAAAATTGCTTGTCCAAAATTATCTCCATTTCCAAAATCTAACCAATAATGGCAAGTATTATATGGACTTCTTGTTCTCAAATAGCATTTAGCTTTTTGAATGTCTTTTCTAATTTGAACATTATCTACACATGTTATTATAATATTAAATGGTATGCTTGGGTTATCAAAATCAATTTCAAACTTTCCTGGAATACTATCCCAATTAGTACTATAAAATCTGTTAATTCTTTCTATTGTTACATCTGCTTTAAATCTGTCTAAATCTGTTTCAGAGAATAATTGTCTACCAATATTTGCTCTTGAAACTTTATCAGGATCATAGCATCTAACAAAAAATCCTGGGTGACCTAAGCCAATTAATCCAGCATTCATTCTTCCTAAAATAGCTAACACTGAACTACCAGTACCTCCAGCTCCTATAACTGCTATAGTTACTTTATGTACTGGTGCTATCAATGTTTGCTCCATATAATGATATTTCATATTATATCTTTTAGCTTTTTTTTACGATAATTTGTTAAGTTTTTAGAATCTCCAAAACCATTTTTATCCCAAATAACATTAATATTGTTTTTGAAATTCTGATGGTTTAAATGTGTAAATTTTGATCTAAAAAATAGTTGTTCTATATGTTGTATCAATTTTTCTAAATTGCATATATTCCAATCTATACTTGCATTTCCCATACATACTTTACCATCATTATATATATTATGAAATGGTGCATAAAAAAGATTAGTTTCTAATCCTTTAAAACATTTATAGGCATATACAGATAGCTTAGTATCTTTTATTTTAAATATTAAATTAGGTACACATTTAAATTCCTTAGAAATATTATGTTTTTCATCAAAATTCAAATTAATATGACTCTTTTTAAAAGTCCATATTAAATTTAATTCTTGATTATTTGTATTAAAATAAATAACATTCTTAGGTATTAATCCTTTAAATTCATATTTACTTTTATCTAAACCTTCTATTTCTTTTAACAGTTTTCCTAAAATTTTGATTCGTGCTGGTTTACCAGGTCCAAATGTAAATTTGTTTTCTTGTAATTCTCTAATTGCGTGTTCTTCTATATAAGTGTTAACTGTTTTTTCAGTTTTATACACAACTAAACTCATTACGGGTTTCATATACTCGGGAATTTCATTCATATATTAAATACATACTTGCTAACCAATTTCTATAATTTTCAGGAAATTCATCCTTTTTGTTTTTATTAAAAGGATTTTTAGCTGTTATTTGACATTCTTTATAAAATGGTAATATATCATAGTTTTGATAGTAATGATTTGCTTGTTCTTCATATCTATTAAAGACAACATCAGCTTCATCTACATTCCATAATAAATTAGCATAATATTCTGGTCCAAACCAAAAATCATCATCTTCATTAACGATAGTTTTATAAGGTATATAATTATTAAAATCTTCTGTAATAATTTCAAACCCTTCTTCTATCCAAGCTAATATTTTCTGATCTTTATAGTTGTTAATTTTTATTTTACTGAGCATTTCTCTTAAAGATTTCTCAGTATGATTAGATTTTTGAAAATTAATTTTTTGCTCTAAAGGCATTACGGTTTTTTTATAAAATTTAATCGTTTCAAAAGCTTTTTTAATTTCATCTTTATCTAAATCTTCTACCCAGTCATTAATATAATCTTCACATATATCTACAATATAATCCATACCATGTAGAAAAGGAATATGAAAATGTTGTACTAAATAGGAGAAATACTCCCAAATGAAATTTTGCCAATCTTTTTTAAGACCCATAATCCAATATAATTCACTACAAAATCCATTGTAATTTGTAGTGTTATCTTCAGCTGTCCATAATTCATAATCTCCATCATCATTTTTAGAAATTTTCCAGATATCTAAATCTTTTGTTATTTCTTTTAATAGATAATGATTGAAATCATATATATTCATATTAGGCACATCATCTTTGATATAGTGTTTACCTATAGGATATAAAAAATTAAGTAACTTAGTAGGTTCCTCTTTAAAGATTAATTCAGATTTAGCTTTTAATATAGGGGTTTTAAGAGTGAAGAAGGAGTTTTCATTCTTTCTTCCATAATGACATTTACTTTGTCTTTTTCTTCTTGCAAAATAATTATTGCGATACTGTGCCTCTGTTGAGGATAACATTTCTTTTTGCATTTAGTCAGTTTTTTAAATAAATCTGTATGTTTCATAATCAGGGAACAACAAAGCGTTGCTCCCTAATTATTACTTCTTTGCAAAAAGATATTTCTTTAAATTTATGTCTTTACACATAGTAGTTTTAGTTGATAATTTTACTTTTTCACAACATAAATAACTTGTGTTCTTTCCGTAATTATCTGATACATAAGTGTCAAAATCGAATCTTGCAAATTCTGCATATCTTGCAAATTCTATAGATTCTATAACAACACTTGCAGTAGCATATTCAAATATGATAATGTATTGTATCATTTTTTCTTATTTAGATATTTTTTGAAATATTCAAGATTAAAATTTGCACAAGTTTTTTTCAAGTGCATACAAATAGTATGAGATACATCTGCAAATGTTTCTGGAGATGTATGTTTCTTGACCTCTAATAGAGAGTCTGCTACGATAATGAAATCTTTTCTTGTCATTAGCCTTTTGTTCCTACATTATTTTTAAAAGTATAAACACATTTTTCATTTTCAATTTTTGGACCTTCTACAGTAGCTGTAGTTAATTCCGGAAATTGACCTGAATAAAAATCTAAAACTTCATTGACAGTCATATCTTGCGAAGGATCTGCCAGTTCAGTTTTATTGAGTAAAAAGATTCTTTCAATTTTAGTTGCTTTCATTAGTATGTAAATGTTGATTGTGAACTATTAAATCTATTATCTCTTTCTTGTCTTATCATTTCTTCTTGTTCATCAGAAATTGGTTGAATATCATTGCCTACAGAATTATTTTCTTGAATAGGTGGAGTTTTATATTCTTCAATATTAGCTTCATCTACTCTTGCTTCAAATTCTTTATCTTGCCTATGCATTTCTTCATCTACATTTTCCATTTCTTTTTGAAACTTTGGTGTTCCATCAGGATAAGTAGATTGAACTGGTTCAGCTTTTGGTACATTAGGTAATGGTTGTATTTCTTCAACAACAGGTTCTTTAGGTGCTTCAACTTGACTAAACATATCTGGTTGAGAGTTATTTGCATCACATTCTTTAACAAGTTGTGTAGCTTTACTAAACTTAGGATCATCTTTAAGAATTTGATTACAGATAAATTTACATTTATCATATTCTTTTTCATCCCAATATTTTTGAGCTTTCTCAAGTTGTTTAATTGAATGTTCTCTAACTTTCTTTTGCTTATCTTTTTCTGCTTTAGCAATTTCAGATTCTTCTTTAGCTTTTTCAACAGCTTTTTCGTGCTCATGCATATTTCTTAATAATCCACTTGATTTTTCTAAAGGAGTTTTTAGAAGCTGAAAAAATTGAGCATCAAATTCATCTACAGTTCCAGTAAATAATATTGGTTGTAAATAATCTTTTGCATTGTCTTTGACTTTCTTTAATGGATTAACAGATACACATAATTCAGTTTCATTATTCTTTCGAATAGTAACATTAAGTGTTTCTGATACCAATAATAAGTCATTAATTTGTTTAAAAAAGGTTGTATTCATATATATATATTTTTAAAACTTAACCCACAACAAAGTGTGAGTTAAGTTGTATGCGTGCATACTTTTAATCAAATAGATTTCTATTCAAATTATTTCTTTGTTTAGTTAAAGCAGATGCTACAGAAAATATAGCTTTTGCTCTTTTTTCTAAAGACTCTATGTACCTGTTAATATCTTCGACATTATTAGTTACATAATATCCTTTAGAACTACTTACTAAACAACTAACTTTATCATATAATCTAATATGATTTATAATCTTCCTTATACGAGCTCCATTAACATCTTTATAATTAGATTTTAATTTTCTACACATTTCAGCATTGGTAATAGCATTACTTTTACCTATTCTTCTTTGTAGTCCTCTAATCATTGCAGGCATTAATATATTTTTCTCATAATCATTTAAGGGTGCTGTATGATCTTCAAATCCTGGTATCATTTCTTCTCCATTTTTCAATATCATCAACATTATCTCCTAATATCTCTTTACTTGCTCCCCATTGTTCCCAAGATTCATAGCATTTGCATCCATAAATAGTATGGATTTTATTGCTTTCATCTTTGCGAATAAACACTATTTCAGCGTGTTTTTCTTTTTTTGTGGGTTTTCTAATTTCAATAAGCTTTGTTGCCATAATTATGATATTTTAGGAAATGTTAAAGATTTATTATCACGAGATTGACCAAACAATGCTCCAGCATCATTACCTTCATCATCACTTGATGGAAATAATAATGAACCATCACTTAATTCTAATACAATAGATTTATTGTGCCAGCCCATACCTTTCATTTCTTGATCAGTTAAATATCTTACATCTACAATAGTTCTTCCTTCCAGATGTTTTCTTGCGTAATTTTCCCAATAATTATTATTTTCCATCTTTCTTTTTTTTCTGCTTTCCAAAATCTCTTCGGTCAACAAATTCTTGTTCTTTCTTAGTCATACTTGTGTATGTACCAGTTTTCTCGTAAAAGTCGCTTAAACGACCTGTATTCATTTTTCTTGCCATTTTGCTTTTTCTTTTTTAGCTATTTCGAAGATATCATCTTCTGTATCTTCAATATTATTAACTCTTTTTTTAATATCTTCTTTAACTCTATATCTTCTTTCTTCTTCTGCACAAGCTTGACAAGATAAATATGCTTCATAATCGCTTCCTACATATAGATCGCAAGTATGTCCTGTTCCACCTGTTGCAGCTAATAAAAATGTATCTTCTTCAAATTGACCCATTATTAAAACTTTAGAATAATTAGTATAAAAAGTAAAAGAATAAGCAAAGTGTTAACAATGCTTATTCTTAATGCTTTTCTTGCTGTATAGCTACCTCTTCTCATGGTTGAACATTTGATGAGGTTTGTAATTTAATTTCTTTTTTATCGTAGTTATTAACTAAAGGTGCTACTTTATGTCCAATTCCACTATTATATTTAGTAGAACAGCTTGTAGTAGCCATAATTGATAAAATAATTCCTGCTATCCATAGTACTGATACTATTCCAGCAAATACTGATTGTAATGATAAGTTTTTCATTTGTTATAGTTTTTAAAATTCAAACCACAACAAAGAATTATCTGCTTTTTAAATCTGGAGGAAAATAGTTATCAGGATCAATAATATTAATTTGTCCTAATCTATACATTTTGCCTACTACTAAACTATCAGTAGTTATTATAATTTCAGCTTTTTTAGTTTTTGGATTATGTAAATGATACATATTTACACGCACTTCTTGTACGACCTGGTATTTAGAACAACCTATAAATAGAAATATTAATAATATTGTAAACAGCTTATTTTCCATATATTTTCTTAAAAAGAATAACAAAACTAAGAGAGTAACCCATATTAGTATTGTTATAAAAGTAGTCATAATTTATGATACGGAAAAAAAAGGGAGCTGTTACACTCCCTTTTATGTTGAACAAATCAACGCACAAATTAGGCTGAATAGTTGGTAGTTATCACTTTTACTATTCATTACAGGTGTTATAAACCACTCGACCTACCTAAATTAATATGTAATAGAGTTATTCGGGTACTATCTTTCAAGCTACACTATATTCACCTCCATCCCCCATGAAGTTATCGTAGTTGGATTATTACATTTTTAGTTTTAAGAGCTATTCTTTTAGAATGTAACATAAACACCCCTGTCCATCTAACAAACTATAGGAAATAGCTCTTAATCTTTTGGTTTAATATCAAGATCATCTAATGTTTTAACATCAAATCCAAGCATATTAGTTAAAGTACTATCAAATTTATCTTTCCACTTTTTATCATCTCTATCTTCTGAATTATCTTCTTCTAATAAAGCTTCTAAAGTTCTAAATTTTTTAATAATTTCTTCTAATATAACTGTTAGAGAAGAAGCTCTCTTGACATAATAATATTTATCTGACCCATCATTTGGTTTTGCGTCTAATTCTTTTAATCTTGTTTCAGCATGGTCTATACACCATCCTAAATTGTCTTGTAAATTTTCTTTTGTTATCATATATTTAAAATTATATTGTAAAACTAAAGGACAACAACGGAATTTTTTTACGCTGTTGTCCTTTTTATCCTATAATGCTCTAATTGGATTATAGTTTTTGCAAATTTGTGCTTAAGATTGGTTCTTTAGAAATAGAACTATGTATGTTATTTTATTTCACAAGTGTATTCGATTTTTAAGTTAATACTATCTAATGAGCTGTAATAATTCTTCTTATAAAAGAATAATAGCTTATTATTTACAATAATAGGTTTAGCTAATACTTTCTCTCCATTAAGATTGATCATTGCTTTTTTTATTCTCCCTTTATTATCCAGTTTCATCTGGATAGAGTTTAAAACACAATGTCTTTTCAATAGTGAATATAGCTTTCCGGCTATCTTATAGTCGTTTTTTTTAAGCTTAAGTGAAATAGTTTCCAGGCTTTTTAATTGGTTTTCCATCAATAAGTGCGCTAATTTTGCCATAATTTAATAATTTATAGGTTTAAAATATAATTGTAAAAAATGCAGATTATTATATAAATAAAAAGCAAGACACAACAAAGTGTTGCGACTTGCTCTAAAACGCACATTATGTTTTATCATTCTATCTTACCTTTTTTAATAAATTTCTGCACTTCAAATAGTAGTATTTTATCGTTTACTATTTGTTTTAATCTCCATTTTCTAAAATCGATAAATAGCAAAAATGTTAGCTTGATTACACTGTTATCAAAATAATGCTCCATTTTAATATCTAATTTCTTTAATTTCATTAACTCAAGTTTTAAATGATACAAGAACATATTATACTCTTCTATAATATTTAGCATGTAGTAAAAACGAAATAATAAAAGTAGAAATATCGGTATAAATGAAATAAGTAATATTCCTGGGATCTCAATTGTTTCCATATTAGATTTTTAGGGGTTTATAATAATTTGATTTTCTATTTACAATTTACAAAAAATATATCCTCGATCAGCCCGCCTGTAACATAAGAGGTTTATTCACGAGCCTATTGGCCTGCGAATGAAAGCGTGTGATGGAAGTCCATTTTAAAATCATAAAAAAATAATCATAACAAAGTATGACGCATAAAAAAGGGTACACATTTAGTAATGCATACCCTTATTATTGAATTTAAAATTAACCTATGATAGATTATCTTTTTTATAGGATTTAATTTTCTGACCTTTGTAGTTACTATTTTCGTCAACACCTACTTCAAGTATTACAAACTTATTTACATAAGGTTGCATTAACTCTACAATAGCATTTACGAATGAAGGAACTTTATCAGAATTAATTCCCATAGCGATGTAATATTCTTTAGAAATTACCTCTTTTTCTACACCATTTTCATCTTGTACTTTGTGAAACACATCTTTAGATGGATTCTTTATTAAGTCGCAATCAGCGTCTAATGTAGAACGAATTTCTTGAAGTCTTAATGCTTTTAATTTAGCATATCTATCTCCAATACTTTTACCTTCAGGTATTTTTCCATTAGCAAAATCTTGTTCAGCTTGAGCATATAATGCTTGACAATCCAATTCCCAATACTTTAATGTTTGTACTGTTTGTGGCTCTTCGCCTGGATTAGCAGTTTGCTGAACAGAAGTCATAATTGGATAAGTGATTTCAGGAATTTTACCTTCAGAAATTGCTTTAGAGAAAAACAATTCATCAGTTGCAATACTTCTCATAAGGTATCTCAACCTTTGAAAAGAATTTTGTAAATTTCTGTAATTTGAAGTTCTTAAATAATCATCAATACCCATTTCAGGATTTAGATTATTTACGAAATCAAATTTAACACTTAAACTCCCATTCTTCTTATTAGAATGGCTTTCAATTGACTTTAAAAAATGTTTACCATTTTTGGTTTCACGAATGTTCTTTAAATTTTCAGACATTCCGCCTAAAGTTAAATTGTTTAAGAAATCTTGTTCTGTATTCATAATATATAATTTTATTGATTAAACAAGGAACAACAAAGCAATGCTTGTTATCCCTTGTGATTTCTTAAAAATATGTTTCTTCTTCATAATCATAGTTAATGCATTTACATTTCAATTTTTGTGCTTTAACTTTACTATTATGTTCTTGTACCCATTTATCATATATAGCATACTTTCTATTAATATTTTTCAAAATATTATAATTGTTATAATATTTAGATTTTTTAATAAATATATTATCTCTTCTATGCTGATATATAGATTTCATTATTCTATTAACAAACTTTTTATCTATAACTGCATAAAGAGCATATAATTTAAATACTTTATAATGTTTATTGGTTGATTTGACTTTCTTTACATATAAGTAACTCATATCATAACCAAAACACCAATAAACATTATTATTTAAAAGATGCTCAACTTGAAAAGGTTCTTCAAGAACTCTAATTTTAGAAAATTTTATTTTTCTCATAGCTAATAATTTAAAATTCAACCAACACCGAAGCATTGGCTGAAAACATTATTGTGTTAAATATGCATATAACACAACAGAAATAACAGTTATAATGAATATAACCATTGCCTCTGCACCTGCTGTTTCAACTGGAGTTTTCTTTTTCATAACATTAATTTTAAGAGATTAGATACCTTTGTCTTTTACTTACACAATCAAAAATGCATAATATCTTTTTGACAACAACTTTAGTCATAATATTATCAGGATTTTTGATAAGTAAAGTGCAATTATTATTACAGCTTTCATCTACATATTTAATCTTATGTTTATCTAACATAATCTTAATAATATTGTAAACTTCTTCAGCATAATTTATTGCACAAAATTCATCTTCATTACCTCTTATCATTAACTTATGAGGGTAAATCTTTAAATCGAAAGTTTTCATAATTATAATTTTTAAATTCAAGGAACAGCGAAGCGATCCCTTGAATAAAAATTAGTTTAGATTAAATAACTCATTACCCATACAATCATATTGTTGTATTTTATAATGTAAATCATTATCATTCTTTAATGCATATTCTCTAATTAATTCCTTATTAGCATATGCATTATGATACTTAAAGATTATTGCTGGGTCTATATCCTTTTGATACATAAAGTTTTTAATCTCTTTAAATGTCATAAATGGATTCATATCAGAATAATCTTTCCATAGCTCGTTTTCTATTTCATTAATAGTTTTACAAGCTGTCGTGTAGTAATCGAAATAATTTCTCATAATAGTATAATTTTAAATTCAAGGCACAATTAAGTGCCCTGAATAAAAATGGTTTTCTCATTATATGCTTACCAATAGCATATAAGATATTATAACTTGATGTAGCTATAATTACAGACTTCTA